CCCGGCGGTATGATATGACAGAAGCAATTCTTCGAAAAATATATGACGTCTTTATGCGGGCAACAGAAGCAGGCACTGTGCCATTTGGTTACTATGGGCCTGAAACTTGTCGGTGGGCAACACATAGCGAAACCCAACGATTTGGTCTTGAAATTGCCCCATTAGTGCATTTTGATGAAGCCGGATCAATTGATTGCTATTTTACGGAAACCAAGGCAGTTGTTGTAGGGCCAAATGGAAAGGTTCATTAATGCCACGTATTCATGGTGAAGCATGGCCACAGACGTCGCGATATCGGTCGTGGGCTAAAATGATGGACCGGTGTTATAATCCGCACCATAAATATTATAAAAATTATGGTGGCCGCGGTATAAAAGTTTGTAAGCGATGGCATAAGTTTGAGAATTTCGCCGCCGACATGGGAGAGAAGCCTGGCAAGGATTGGTCGTTAGATCGGATAAATAATGACGGTGATTATGAACCATGTAATTGTCGGTGGGCCACTCGTTTAATGCAGGGGCGCAATACGCGTCGCAATAAATTGACTGAGGCTCTTGCTGCGGAAATACGTCATCGTGTGCTTGCCGGAGAAAACGGTGCGGCTTTAGGTCGTGAATTTGGCGTAGGTACAGACACAGTTTCCCTTATAAAACGAGGGAAACAATGGGCATAGCGCATCGGTTTCTATATTGCGACCTGGAAAGTTTTTACGATCAGGAATACAGTTTGCGGAAGATGACCCCGGCCGAATATATACTTGATCCGCGCTGGGAAACTCATATGATGGGCGTAGCGTTTGAGGATGGACCGATTGAAATTATAGACGCGCCAGATATACAGGCGTTTTTCAATAATGTCGATCCTGCGCACACCACCATGTTAAATTATAATTCCCTCTTCGATGCATGTGTCATTGCGTGGCGATATGGTTTTGTACCAGTGCGTCTTCTTGATGTTATGGGCGTCGTGCGCGTTTTGCGGGGCCATGTTTTAAAGGGCGTGTCGTTAGAAACTGTTGCAGAATATTTTCACTTAGCTCCAAAGGGGCATACTATTGTGCAAGTAAAAGGAATGCGACGCGCCTCGATCATGGGCAACCCTGTGTTGTGGGCACAGTACAAAGATTATTGCCGGCGCGACGTTTATTTGATGCGTTCAATCTTTAACAAGCTGGCGCCTGAAATGCCAAAGAGCCAATGGAAGGTCATGGATCTGGTATTGCGCGCTGCGGTTGAGCCGCAATATGTGATCGACTATGATATGCTTAAGGCGCACTATGATGATGTGGTCGCCGAGAAGGAAGAGCTTATGCGTGCGGCCAACACTGATCGCGATAACCTTATGAGTAACGACAAGTTTGCAAAACGGCTAATTGAATTGGGCATTGAACCTGGCATGAAGCCGTCTCCATCTAATCCAGCGATCGAAACCTATGCGTTTGCCAAGACTGACGAATTCATGTCGGACTTGCAGGAGCATAACGATCCACAAATACAGGCGCTCGCATCGGCAAGATTGGGAGTGAAGAGCACTCTTGAAGAGAAGCGATCCCAACGCCTGTTAGCTATTGCTAATCTCCAATGGCCTACTACATTGGGCGCAGAGGTAACGCGCCTCATGCCAATCCCGTTGCGCTACGCCGGCGCCCATACGATGCGCCTAAGCGGAGATTGGAAGATTAATATGCAGAACTTGCCTACTGGGAGGGGCGGCAAAAAGACAAAGTTGCGTCTTGCGCTAATGGCCCCGCCCGGGTACAAGGTAGTAGTCGGCGACCTTGGACAGATGCACGCGCGGATAACGTCGTGGTTGTCCGGGTCGCCGCTGCTACAGCAATTCCGTGAGAAGAAGGATCCATACAATGCCCAAGCAACGAACATCTTCCAAAGACCGATTAACCGTAAGTTTCCGTCAGACGAGATCGAGGGGCAAATTGGTAAAGCCGCTGTACTTGGACTTGGTTTTGGTGCTGCCGCTAAAAAATTCTATGGGATGGTTATACGGGCAACACGGGCAGCTGGTGGGGATGTTGAAGCGCTCAAAAAGGTCTGGACCCTCGAGCTCGCAGAAAAAGCAGTACGCGCGTATCGTCGAGCGGAAAGGCAAACCGTCGACCTCTGGTATAAGCTAGACTTGGTGCTAGAGACATCGTTTTGTGGTAAAGGCAACCCAGTCAGGCTAGGCCCCGTCGAGATCGGTCACGGGTACGTGAAGGGCCCCAGTGGTCTGAAGATGCAATATGTGGTGCCGGAAGACTTTGGCGGCCGCGACAAATTCTATCTGTACGCCAAGCGCCACCATAAGATATACGGCGCGGCGTTTCTCGAGAACATTGTGCAATTCCTCGAGGTCGAGATCATGCAGGCCGCGGCTACGCGATTAGCCAAACGCGGCATTAGGTATGCTTCTCAATCCCATGACGAGCTCGCCTACGTGGTGCGCGACGAGGACGTTGACAAGGTGAAGGCAATCGTGGTAGAGGAACTGACTAGGCCGCCATCGTGGGCCCCCGATCTTCCGTTAACCGCAAGCGTTAGTCAAGGACAGAGCTACGGAAAGGCGAAATAGATGCCCTACATAAATGAGGAACGCCGTGACGCCATTAAGTCGTTCAATGATCCGCGAACGGCTGGGGAACTGAATTACGTGCTTACAGGTATCTGCCGCGATTATTGGTACGAACATGGACCCAATTACGCGACAATCAACGATATCGTAGGGGCGCTCGAGGGCGCCAAGCTGGAGTTCTACCGTCGCGTAGCGGCGCCGTACGAAGACGAAAAGATCAAGGAGAACGGTGATGTCTACTAACACTAATCCGTCAGGCGGTTTGAGTTTCTTCAGTCTCTTGTTTCTGCTCTTTCTCGGGCTCAAGCTGACCGGATACATCGACTGGTCCTGGTGGTGGGTCACAGCGCCACTATGGGGCGGATATGTCGCAGTATTCAGCATCTTATTTATGGTCTTACTACTCGCCGCGATCGTCCAGGTGAAAAAATGATTGATTGGTGGTTCGATTTCCTGGCGCCGCTGTTGGAAGCGGAGCACCGCTGGAACAGGAACACCTGCGATGTAGTGCACGATCTAGACATTGCACTGCATGCACTGGAAGAGGCACTACGATGAGAATTTACCTCGCAGGGCCAATGAGAGGTTATCCGCGGAACAACTTTCCGGCTTTCGATGAAGCCGCGGCCCAGCTGCGGGCCGACGGCCATGAGGTTTTCAATCCGGCGGAACGCGATCGCGAGATATACGGGGACGAAATTGAATTCATGGATGGAGCACAAGCCAAAGCTGTCGGGTTTAGCATTAATGATGCTCTGAAAGCTGATTTGGTATGGATCTGCGACAATGCCGAGTGCATCGCGCTTCTGCCAAATTGGGAGCACAGTCCTGGCGCCAAGACCGAATGGGCGTTATCGGTTGTGCTTCGATTGCATTTCTGGTATCTCTAATGTGCCTGAACGGTTTCGGCAAACCTCAGAGAAGGATACGACCTATGGAGAAAGTTAATATGGTGCAAGCAGCAGCATCCGATCCTCGACGTATCTTGACGTCACTGTTGGACGGTATGACCTCCGCACAACGGAAGGAATATCCAATCACCACCGGCTGCCTCGACTATTTTCGCGATGCGTTGCTCCTAGTTTCGCATGTGTCGTACAAGGGCAATCAGAAACATAATCCAGGCGAGCCCCTCCATTGGGCCCGCGGTAAGAGCTCCGACGAAGAGGACGCTATGGGCCGGCATCTATTGGGCCGATACGATATGGACACGGAGATCGGCCTTGAGGAAGCGGCGCAGCTGGCGTGGCGCGCGCTGGCTTTCCTGCAGAAGCTGGCCGAGAAGACACGCCACATCAAGCCGCCGGTAGGTTGCAAATGAGTTTTAGTTGGTCTTTTTCTCAATTACAATCTTCAGAAACATGTCCACGTCGATATAATGAAGTCGACTTACTCAAGAATTATCGGGACGAAGATAGAACCGCCCTTGATTGGGGTAGCGCCGTACATAAAGCGTTTGCGCGGGCCTTATTAAACGAGGATATACCGTTGCCAGCGGAAATGTCACCGTGGGCCCATTGGGTCGACGAATTTAAGGAGTCGCCGGGGCAAATTATCGTTGAAGCAAAGTGGGCTCTTGATAGAAATTTTAACAAGTGTGCATGGTCTGCGCCTGTTGCATGGTATCGTGGCGTTGCTGATGCAACGCGGGTCGATGGGCCGGTAGCGGATGGCGTAGACTGGAAGACCGGCGGCATCAAGGAAGACGAGACGCAGTTGCTGCTGATGGCGCAGCTGGTTTTCGCCCATTTCCCTGAGGTCAAGCGTTGCCGGCAACGGTTTGTCTGGCTCAAGCACGACTGTGCGACCACGCGCACCTATAATCGATCCGACATGGCGCAGCAATGGCTTGGTATCCTGCAGCGTGTGAAAACGCTTGAGGGAATGAAAGAGACTAAAACTTTCCCGCCGCGCCCGTCTGGCTTGTGTCGGGAATATTGTCCCGTAACGTCGTGCGAGTTTCACGGGAAGAGCTTCCATTAGGTGCGACATCCTGTCGCATGGTAGTTCACATTAGCCTGTGTTACAAACCACGCTATGAGCAAACAAGATCGTGCGGCCGCCATCGCGCTGATATTCGCCGGCACCCTTGTGGGCCTGACTGGTCTATCGCATTTCTTCAAAGGAGTGACGGCCCATGAACAGCGACCAATTCAAGTCTCAATTAAACACGATGCCCGCTGGGACAAAGATGGTGTATTTCACCGGCTCCCTGATGTTCGCCCGCGAGTTCAACAAAGAACTCGATCGGCTGGCCAACACCGTGTGGAACCTCGCCGGCATGCAGTTCATTCGGCACGCACATCCCACAGCAAAAGCCGACTGCACCGATCAGTGGATGCCCACCGGCGAACGCCGCATTATACTCACGCAGCGAAAGTTAAGCGAGCCGTTTGGGTACGAGTACATCGCTACCAAGGTTTAAAGGCGAAGAAATGGCGACCAACTCACACTTTTGGAATGAACTACAAAAACAAGAAGCTCGCGCGGCGGACGCACACGACGAACGTGCAAAAGCGAACCCATATTACTCGGCATATACATGGTGGTTCCAAGACGCTGGCCGCGAGTTCGGCCCATACGAAAGCCAAAGTGAAGCACTCAAAGCATTACTCCAGCACTCGGTTGCGAGGGAAACATGGCTACACCAGAGGGAAAAGTCAAAGCAAAAGTAAAAGCCGCACTAAAATCGCTGCCGATGTCGTTCCAACATTGGCCGGTGCAATCAGGGATGGGGTCGCCCATACTCGACTGCATCGCCTGCATCAACGGACGGTACATAGCGATCGAGACGAAGGCCGCTGGCAAACATCCAACACCGCGCCAGCACATGCTGATCGAACAGATCGAGCAGGCTGGTGGTTTGGCGTACGTAATAGATGGTGACGCTTCAATAGCCGCCATGTTAGAAGATCTCAAATGCCTGTAATCGTTTCCAAAACTAACAAGTCGCTGGTGTTGCCTGCGTCTTTGCAAGCGATGTTTCCAGATGCACCTTTACTTGATGCGGCACATATAGTGGTGCCCCATGGTATGAGGGAAATGCTTTTATGCCGTCATGCCGGTTTCAAGGTGCCAAACCCGATGGAATTGTATTATGCCTATCCGCACCCGCCAGAAGAGCCCCCGTTCCACGTCCAGCATGTTACCTGTCAACTCCTCTCTGAAAATCCAAGGGCCTATGTCCTTAACGACATGGGGACCGGGAAAACACGAACAGTATACTGGACCTGGGATTATCTCTATACGGAGAAGCTTGCAGGGAAATTACTCGTTGTATGTAAGCTTTCCAACCTTAGAGATCCATGGGCAGATGAAGCTTTCAAAATTATTCCGGGCCGAAAGGTAAATCTCCTGCACGGTAGCCGTAAGGTCCGCTTGCAGCTGCTCGAGGATCCCGCCGACGTCTATGTGATCAACCATGACGGTCTCAAGGTTATCTACAAGGAGCTCATGGCCCGCAAAGATATCACAGTATTATGCATAGACGAGCTTAGTGCATATCGCAATAATTCTGAACGCACGCGGCTGATGAAGCGGTTCGCCAAGAATTTCGACACCGTGTATGGCCTGACCGGTAACCCGCGGCCGAATGCGCCGACCGATATCCACCATCAGGTCAAGATCGTGACGCCTGGCCGCGGCGTAAAGACGTTCAAGGCGGCGCAAGAAATGCTGATGACGAAGATCAGCAATTATGTATGGAAGCCAAAGCCGGGCGCCAACGAGGTTGCCTTCGAATGGATGAAGCCCGCAGTCCGGTTCCCTTTGGATGCAGTAACGGAGTTGCCAGATGCCATCACGCGCCCGATCCACGTCGAGCTCAGTAAGCAACAGGAGAAGATCTATGACACCGTCAAAAAGGATCTTGTGGCGCAAATCCGTGATAAAAAGATTACTGCGCTTAATGCAGGAGCTGCAATGGGTAAGCTCTTGCAGATTTCCGGAGGATGGGTCTACACTCATGCCCCCGACTATGTGCGCCTTGATGCGAGCCCTCGAGTGGGAGCTCTCATCGATCTTATTGAGGCTTCCAGCCACAAAGTAATCGTCTGCATTCCCTACCGGCATATGATCGAGGGCATTAACGGTATCTTCGAACGCCTGAAAGTCGATTTCGACTGGTTCGTAGCGCATGGCGATACGAAGAACCGGTCGGAACTATTTACTGCGTTTCAGCACACCGACAAATACCATGTTGCGTTGGTGCATCCGGTGGTGGCCTCGCACGGGTTAAACTTAACGGCAGCCGATACGATTATTTGGTACATTCCCTTGACAAGTTACGATACCTATGAGCAGATGAACGCACGGATCAATCGAACCGGCCAAAAGCACAAAACGCAGATCTTGGAAATGCGGGCAACGCCAATCGAAGAACGGCTCTACCGTCTCTTGAGGACAAAGGAGACGGGCCAGAACAAGCTGTTGGAGTTGTTCGAAGAGGACACACGAGGGCTAGTATGACCCAGTTCATCAAAGGCGACGTCCAAAAATGGATAGGGCAATATGTGAAGGTGCGCGATCTGAAGCGCGGGCTCGAGGCGAAGCACAAGGAAGAGCTTAAGACATACACCGATATCCTTAATCAACTTGAGGGCCGTCTTCAGAATTTCTTCAGTGAGACTGGTCAGGATAGTGCTCCCACAGGTGCCGGCACGGCGTATCTCTCCACGACGTATCGGGCCTCTATCGCCGATAAGGAAGCATTCAAAAAGTTTGTCCTTGATTTTGCTGAATGGCAAATGCTTGATTGGAAGGCCAACGCAAAGGCTGTGCGATCCTTTGTGAAGGACAAGAAGGCGCCTGTCCCTGGCGTCAACTTGACAGGGATAACAAAAGTGCGTATCAATCGGCCTGGAGAGACGGCCGACGAAGATCAGGAGTAACCCCATGGCCCAGGACATCGTAAATCTCGAAGCGTTTAAGGCCCAACGTACGGCCGATCCAGATCTGCCGATGGACGAAAGTCTGGCCGGCGGTATTGGTACCAGCTATGGCATCATAGGCTATAAAGGGAAAGTTTGGAGCCTGCGCTACCGCGGCGACACCTACCTGTTCAAGAACGCCAAGGGCGAGCTCTTGCAGAGCATCAACGTCGTCATGTTGCATGCGGCGCCGGGCAAGTCCAAGTCTTATTTCCCCAGCTACGACGAAGGCAGTGGCGACCCACCGCTGTGCGCGTCGATCGACGGCATCGTCCCCGACGCCGGCGTGGAGCAGCCGCAGGCTGAAGCTTGCGCGATCTGTCCACACAATGAATTGAAGACGCTGCCAAACGGGCGCAAGGGCAAGGAGTGTACCGACTACAAACGACTGGCGGTAGCGCTCATGCCTAACGTCACAGCGCTGATGTTCGGTGAGCCGTTGCTGGAACCGGTGTTCCTGCGCGTGCCGCCGGCGTCCTTGAATTCCTTGGCCATGCTCGAGCAGCGCATGGGTCCCAAAGGTCTTGGTTATCACTACTCGGCCTATCTGACACGGATCTCGTTCGTGGCATTAGGCAAGGACGGCAAGCCGATGGCGTACCCGCAGATGGAGTTCTATGCGGTGCGGCCGCTGACGCCGGAAGAAATGATCCCGATCAAGGACATGCGGAAAGACCCGCAGTGTGTACGGATCACGGGTGAAGGGGGTGACCAGCGGCTGCTGGCGGGCCCTACGAGCTCGAACGTCAATCTCGGCGCCTTCAGAAGCGAGGCCATAAAGCAGATCGCACCGTCGACACCGAACCAGCCCTCCGCGGCTGTGACTGGCCAGCCTACTGCCCCGGTTGCCGTGGCGCCCTCCGAAGACGAGGGGACGGGCTTAGGGTCGGCTCCTGCGAAGCAACCGGGTGTGCCGACGGCATCCCCTTCTGAGGATACCGGTTTCGGTAAGCCGCCGTCTTTAGCAGAAACCGGAGGCAAGCCTACGATCGTGGTTTCGGAAGCACCAACCACGACGGTAGCGGACACCGGCGAACCAGAGGAGAGTGACGCGGAGCTCGACGCTCGTATTGCCGGCATTATCAATAAGGCAAAATAGGTGTCGGAAATTTTGGAGTTCATTTCCCGCGTAGCTCCGTGGGGCCAAGATCTAGTCAATCTTCACTGGAAAGTGCCGGGCAAACCATTTATGCCCGGCTTGCCGTTCAAAACTCCTGAAGATTTCTTGGCGTACGCGCAGTACGCCAACACGCGACCGAAGCTGTACGGCGATTTGTATTACTGCCTGTCCAGCCAATTGAAAACTGGACCTGAGAAGAACGGTCGCGTTACTGCGCTACGTGTCGGTGACAACGTAGCAGCCTTCAAAGCGATCTGGTTGGACGTAGACGGCTATAAAGCGGAGAAGGGATATGCGAACCTCGGCGCAGCGTTGGAGGCAATTAAGCAATTTGTTTCAAACGCGAAACTACCAGCCCCCACTGCGCTTGTATGTTCGGGTGGAGGCTGGCACGTCTACTGGATCTCCGAAAAGCCCCTCACAGAGGACGAGTGGCGCCCGTACGCGGAAGGCCTTTGGGCGCTCGCGGTAAAGCACGGCCTAAGGGCCGACGCCGGGGTAACGACGGACAGCGTCCGCGTGCTGCGGGTTCCTGGCACCCTTAACCATAAGCCAGACCACACGGCCACCGTCAAACTAGTCGCTTTAGCGGCGACCGACTATGCCTTTGAGAGCACCTTATATGCAATAAAGGCCCCTGAAGGGCTAATTTCTCATATGAACCGATCCCGCGCGCCGCGCGCCGCGGTCTGCAATGAGGACAAGTTCATTCAACAGGCCCCTGTGGACGGGCTCGAGACGATCGGGCTGGCCTGGGATTTCGACCTGCCGCTGGCCTGGGAGCCCCTGCTAGCGGCTTCCGGCTGCCCGCACCTGCTGGAGGCCTATCAAACAGGGGGAGCGCACTACGCGCAGCCTCTGTGGCACCTGGACGCCCTCCTATCGACCTTTCTCCAGGATGGTCAGCAGATTTTCCGGCTCATAAGTAAAAGCCATCCGGCCTACGATCGCGGAGCGGCCGATGCGATGTTTGACCGTAAGGTTAACGAGAAGGAAAAAAGGAGCTTGGGGTGGCCTAGCTGTGCAGCGATCGAGTCGGCCGGATGCACGTCCTGTAAGGCGTGCCCCCATAAGGGGCAGATCCGGTCACCACTAAACTTGACGCGCCCGGCGGCCACCCCTTTTTTGCCAAAAACAGATGACGTTTCCGGAGGTATATATACCACCGGAAATGTGATACCGTTTCCTAAACCGTTCGAGCCTAATCCGAATCGACTCCCTCGCCATTACAAGATGAATGAAAAAGGTCAGGTCTGTGAGCGGATTGCCAAATTCGATGCCGCCGGCAAGCCACATGACGTGTGGGAGCCACTGATTGAAAACAAGATATGGGGACCATATATCGCATCGGATCCGATCGCGCTAACCAGCACGTTAAATTTTACCGTAATCACGGACCTGGGCAAGACGCGTGATATCGCCGTGCCGTTCCAAGCCTTGCGAAACAAAGACACGTTTGCGATTTCGTTATACGACCAACAAGTGATGATCGTTACGGGAAAAGAGGAGGCGGCTGTGAAATTCGCTAGAGCATGGACAACGATTTTGCGAGAAACGATCGAAGCTAGTGAAATGGCGCCAGACGGTTGGGTTACTGCGGAAGGCGGCGACCCGGTCGGGTTCATTTATGGTGGCCACCTGTATAAGAAGGATGGCACGGAACGCCCGAGTGGCCGTGACAGCAAATTCAAAGCTATCTATTCGCCCTATGGCAAAGAAGACGTGTGGTTTAAGGCTCTGGATCTTGTCACGCTGCAGAAGCGCATGCCGCTGGAAGCCGTTGTGGCATCATCCTTTGCCTCACCGTTGCTTTACATGACCGGTCAACGCGGCGGTGTTCTCGCTGCTATTGGCAAAGGTGGCGGCAATAAGTCGACCGCGGTCGACCTGGGTAACGCTGTGTGGGGCAAACCAATTTTGGCGAAAGCGATCCTTGCGGCGTCGAACAAGGGTATCACGAAACAAATGACCGAGTTGCATAATTTGCCGGTATACTGGGACGACATTAAGAACGATCGTCTAGTAGAAGCGGTTAAAATGATCAATCAGGCCACCGAAGGCCAAGGCGGCATTCATCTGAAAAGCAATCGCGAATTCGCGGAGAATGGCACCTGGCAGTCGATCTTGACGGTTTGTGCGAACGGCAACATCATTGATACGTTATTGAAGACCAGCAAGACCGATGCCGCTTCGCTGTATCGCGTGTTTCAATTTCATGTGCCCAAGGTGCCCGATGATTGGCCCGGTCGCGTGTCCAGTACCATCGCGAAGCCACTGCAAGCGTTGCTGGATTACAACTATGGCTGCGTGGGCGCCCGTTATGCTAAATGGCTTGGATCGCATCCGGATGAAATTCGGGCCTCGGTTCTGGCGAAGCAAGCGCAGTTTTCAGAAGCGATCGGCGAGAAGCAAGAAGAACGCTTTTGGGTTGCGCTATGTGCATCAGTGTATTGTGGAGCTCAAGCGGCGAATGAAGCTCTTGGCGCCAATTTCCACCTACCGGAATTGTGGGACTTTTTGGTTGACGCTTTCTTGAAACTACGCGAGCGCGTCGAAAGCGAGCATTTGGAGGGCGGCACGGAGATCAACACGGAAGCCTATTTAACCGGCTTTTTGAAAGGACAAGGGCGCTATACATTGATCACCTGGGATATGGTCAAGGGCGCCGGCAAACCGCTGCAGCAGCTTCGCATTATAGATCAACCGGATTTTGTCCGGTACCCCGACGCTCATGTGGACGTGCATTGGGTTTACGATGACAAGCTGCTGCGGATTTCTAAATCGGCGTTCAGAAAGTATTTGGAGGAACAAAAGGTCCTGCCGTCGTTCGTTTTGGATGGCCTCAAGGACCATTTCGACATGTATGAGAAACAGAAGGTTCGTCTGCACGCGGGCGTGCGTGCAGCGGGCGGCCAGGAAGCGGTGTTGATAATCCCGATCAAGCCGGGAACGTGGCTGTGGGACGAACTCGAGGCGAAGCGGCCTAAGCCGTTAAAGGGTGAGGATCATCAGGTTGGTCTTGCCGTGAGCCCAGTCGAAGGTGCCTAGGCTCTTGAAGCCGTAGGCCATGTAGATGTTCGGCACCATGGTGCCGCAGACTACCGACTTGAAACCCGCAGCCCGGATGTCAGCAAGCCGAAAATCAGTAAGCAAGCGACCGATACCCCGACCGCGGAAGTCCGCAAGGACATTACACCACACAAATTCAGCAACATCATAATCGATGTGAGACTTGGCCCAACCGGCAAAACCGACAACGCGACCTCTGGCCAGGGCCACGCAGTAATGGATATCCGGGTTCTGGAGCTCGTCATGGATGCTTTCGGTTACACGTTTGTCCCCAGGCCAGTTTGCCCGAGTGATCATTTCGCACATGTCGCGAGCGCCCGGCTGCATCGGCTGGATATCGAAGGCCATGGGACCTCACAGTTTCGGGCACCGCAATGTCTTTCGTTCTACTATGGTTGACTTAAGAATGTACTGCAAGCGACCGCTTTCATGGCCATGTTGATCTGGCGGCGAACAATCGCCAATGATCGTAATGCCTTCGTCGTCTTCCTTACCAAGCCACCCAATAGAAAAGCAGATGCCGGGGCCGTGAAATTTTTCGATGTCGCCCCAACCTCCTTCCGATGTCGCGTCTTTCCATTTGACAAAGAGAAGGGGCTTCGTGATCATCGAAAATACTCCGGATAATCCATGTAAACGGCAGACGCAATTAGGATCAGCAGCGCGACAATAATCCAGACTTGGATCGCTGTCAACGGTTTGTCCACGGATTATCTCCGTGGCTTGACAGGTGCCTCAGACTTGTCGGCCGGCTTAGGATTGGCTTTGCCGCTGCCCTTGCCGAAGACGTCATCGGTTGTGACTTTGCCGCCGGCGACCGTGGCCTTATGGCCGGTAAAACGGTCTACGCCACCCAGCAAGTCGTCGTCAGGCTCTTTCTTGAAATCACGCGATCGAGGGAGGACGCTGCCGCCCATCGCGTAGGAAGCATCATGCAAGCCGCTAGATTTACTCATGGTAGACCCTCCTTGGAAGTAACTCTTCTCGGGGTAGTGGCCCCCATGCTTGGCTTCTGTCCGCTCTTCGCTCTTCATAATGGCCACGGCTTGCTTTTGGCTAGTCACTTTGGGGCCACCAGGGCCACCAGAGTGCAGTTTGCCGGTCTTCCATTTATGCATGACCTCGGAACTGGGCATGACCCTACCCTATTAACCACCGGTAAATTTATTGTAAGCAGCCTCGCCCAGCCCGGCCGGATGCCGCAGTCGCTCCTTGGCCAGTTTAGCATTCTCTTGCGGTATTCTTGCCATATAACGCGCGCTGGCCTCGGATGGGCTCTTGATGCCGGTCATACTGCCGGCGAATTTCCCTGCCACTGTAAGCGGGTTGGCGCCAGGCTGGATAGCGGCATTGCTAATCGTCCCATAGGGAGGCACCAGCGTGCGACCGGCGTAGTCAGCGGCCTGGACACCGGCTTTAACGGGCCCTGTACCGCGGGGGATGATCGGTCGACCGGTCCAATCCTGGTTACGCATGACGCCGACCGCGGCGCTGACAGGTAACGACGGCGTGTAGACCTGGGGAACCAGGCTCTCATATCCGGCTTTACCGGTCGCGATCTTGCCTAAAGTCGATGGAATGGTAAACGGCCCTCGGGCTCCGACCTCGGCCGCTGGGTTCCCGGTAACCTTCTTGGCAAATTCGTCGAGCAGCGGGGAGAGCCCAAAGCCTATGACGCCCATCACCATTAACTGTCCGAAGGCTTTCTGGCGTTCGTCTATGGAGCCGGCCGCCAGATTGGTAAACATGTCGCCCATGGATTTCCACAGGCCGGCATGGTAGCGGCCGAACGCGGACAAGCCCTGAGTGCCCAACAGCTGGGCCAGAAATCGATTGCCGAGAAGCGTGCTGCCGATCCGGTAGTTCGAAATGAAACTCTCCGTATCCTTAATGGCGTCGACCGGCGACATGCCCTTGGCCTTGTTCTCGAGGTATCGTTGCACGTACATCATGTCGGCCGGCGCCCACATCATCTTGGTTGACATGTCGTAGACCTTCTGCGCCATCTGCGGCACGTCCCAGCCCATCTTTGCAGCGATCGGTCCCCACAGCTTGGAGTCCTGCACCATGTTCATGCCGGCTCGACGCATGAAATCCTGATAGGCCTCGCGCGTCAAAACGGAGCCGTACATCAGGTTTCCACCGTTCTCGAGGATCTCGTGGTAGATCGGATCGCCTTCGCCGGCTTTCAGCACCGCATGGATCGCCTTTGGCGTGTCTTGTGCCATGCTCTTCAGGCCAGCTGGCGTGATCCAATCCCAGCCGCGGCCGACGGCCCACAATGCCGCCTCGTTGAGGACGTGGACAAAGCCGCCGAAGGTGTAGAGCGTCTTCAACGTGTTGCCGGCGAGGCGATCGAGTTGCGCCGGCGTTTGGAAGCCCTGGTGAGCATAATCGTCCAGCGCCCAGCGTACACCGTCAGGCAGGTATAACGGTCGATTGCCCTTCTCGGCAAACTGTGGAAGGATCGTTTGCTTCCAGCCGTTCTCGCGCGCGACGTCTGCATTCGTGGTACCAGCCTCATGGATATCCGGCGTGATCTTGTCCAGCAGCTTGAGCGTATTGTAGGTCTTGTCCAGACCTTGCAGTGAAGCAACGCCGCGCATCAGACCATTCTTGATGTACTGGATTGGCGGTCCATCGGTTCCGTTCGCCGGGATCTTGGCAGCATGGATTTCGTCGACGGTTGCGTTGGAGACTGTATAGGTTTTACCATTGATCTTTATCTTGCTGCCAACGGTCGCCAGATTGTCTTTCTCGCCGACCGGCTCATAGTCAAATTGCGGCTTGCTGGCGCCCCACACTTGCACATTGCCGTGCCCGTCCTCTTCTTCGGATGGCCCAAGATCCCGCGCCACAAAGCGCTCGCCTTTACCATCTGACAGGGCCATGTAGTCGCGGCGCATAATTGCGGGAGATAACGTACCCAGGTCACGGACTAATGGATCGTCGCTTTCTGGAGCCTCTGTGCGATCGGTCGTACGCAGACGCGGCACGAACCCTTTCTCAGGATCTTCGGACCAATCCGGCAGGCCAACTCTATTCTTCGGATCGATCTCGCGGATTTGATCAATACGGGTTTGCAGTTTGCCGGCGATCTCCTTGTAAAGGTCCGCAGCTGGCTTCAGTTCATCGGGCAGCTGGTCGACCGTCTTGTTTTCGAACGCATCGGCCACTTTGCCCCAGCCGGCGTCATCGGTGAGCGATAGACCGCGCATGTATAAATCACGACGCTTCAGCGCCTGCGACAGATTGGTCGTCTTGAAAAGGTTAAAATTGTTGCCTAGCCCCTTGCCGAGATCCTGCGCCGATGCATCGGCGTCTGGCGACAATGGATCTTCGGGGCGATGCTGGAGCTCGTCCGGTAATGGCGGCTTGGCGGCACTACCGTTGAACATCTTATCCCAGGCCCCGCGCAAGCTGGCGGTCGCTTGATTAAGGTTCTTCGGCATATTGCCGCGGCGCATAGCCTGCATGGTAGGCTGACCGGTGCTCTGCGCGATAGCTTCCTGCGCGGCCGCCGGTTGCCGGCGAAGGAAATCCGGTATCTCGTTGAGATCAGGTGCATTTCCACTCGGAGGGGCAATTTCTGCCCCAGGAGTGGAAAGATCAGGTGATTTAAGGGCTTGCTCCGTGTCTGCCGCAATATCCTTATTAGTATGATGTCCGATGTCCGTATAAGGATCGGAAGCGAGATCGAGATGATCCCATGTATCTGGCATGATCTTCTGTGCTTCGATCTGTGCTGAATGTTGGGCAAACCAATCGGTGTACTGAAGCCAATTCATGCCCGCATGCTCGACCGCGGTTTTTTCGGCCATCGTGGCAATTTGGTGTGATTGAGGGTATTTCATGCCAAGCTTTTCAAGCTCGCCTTCAACGGTTTCGTGGACGGCCAACGGCTTTTCAAATTCCGGTGGCACGGTAGGATCTATAACAACGGGACCGGTAATGTCTTTCGACGAGTTAGCGATAGACGGCATGGGCTGGCGCACGATCGGGCGCTGTAGCGCGGCAACCATGGCGTCATTGATCACTTTTTGCGCGTTAGGCACTTGACCCGCCAGGCCAGTTGGTGTAGGACCTTCTGGCGGTGTAGCTTCAGGAGGCGCTAATGGCGGACCTTGTTGGGATTGAGGAGCGGGTTCGACAGCTTGTGGAACGGGTTGGGGTCCGCGTGGAAGCGCTGAAGCGGGATTGGGAGGCGGCTGCGGCGCAGGAGCAGGCGCATTCGATTGAACTGGCGCGGGAGCGGGAGTTTCTGCGGGCGCTTGAGCAGTGGCTGCAGCAACATCAGCCGGTACCGGAGCCGTATCCACAACAGTTGAAGGGGCGCCCTCAACGCCCTCTCCCGGACGCCCTGGGCCTACGTCCGGTTTCAGACCCTGTCGATTGGACTGGACTACGTCCAAAGTCTCGCCGGGGAGCACCGTCGCCTGATCAACCTGAGGCAGACGGCTGCTAACCGGCCGCGGCTGCTCGCCGGCCGTACCCATCGCCGGGCTAGTATTGAACGGAGCAGATTTTTGACCTTGCGTTTGTTGTTCAGCCAATTGGGCATCAGAGGCTGGCATACCTACCGGCGTTTCTTTTTGTTGGGCGCTCGTGCGTGCCGTCATATCGGCAGCTTCTGTGCCAGCTGGCGTAACACCTTCTTCCCCTACCGCGGGAGCTCGCGTAACCAGTTGTGGCCGCGCACCACCGGCCCACTCTCTAGCCTGGGGCAAGATGGCGCCAGCAGCGGCCTGGGTCAGCGCTTCAGTGGGACTGATATTGCCGAAGCCCTTCTCGATACCTTGCTGCATGACGTCTACGCCGCCCATGAGGCCGGCACTGGCGGCCCGCACGAGGGGAGTGACATTGCCGGTGGTCATGCCGGCGGCGATCGGCGCTATCCTGCCGACGTTATACGCAAGCGGCTGCTGTTCAGCGGCCGCTGCCTCGTACGGTTTACTCAGGGGCCCAGTGGTGGGCCCGTATTGATCGCGGAGCCAATCTTGGATTTTACCGACGACCCCGCTAGCGATCAGGCCGGCGCCTAGACCCGCGGGAATGGACACCCATGGGCCAAATTCTGAAGTAGCAGCCATGGTCCTGGCACCAGCAGCGATAGCAGCTGTGATCGGGGCGGCGGCAGGCGCCGCTCCCGCAATAGCTGCTCCAATAGGTCCTGGCTGTGGTTGTTCTTGCGGCGGCTGGATTTGGTTGAACTGGACTGGTCCTGCATTGAGCGCCTCCTCAGGCTGAATATCATCAAACTGCATAGGAGACGAATTGTCAACCATGCCGCCATCGTCAAATGCTTGGATTTCGTCGAAACGCATTGGTTACCCCGTCAGATTTTGGGGTCCAAGATATTGCGCTGTACCGTCTGCCATTTCCTGGTAGGTGCCAAGGCCGGCATGACCGCGACCATAGACACGTCGCGGACTTCTAGCGGCTCGCGGTGCTCGCGCTCGCGGTGCAGCGCGTTGTGCTCGAGGAGCTGCTTGGCGTGCTCCGCGTGTAGCAGCGGCGCCTTCTGCCGCACCTTCACCGCCGCCATCGTTGCGGGACGGAATAGCCGCTTGCCCGGCTTCCGCGCTACGTTGCGCTTGCAAGGCGTTCCCTTGATTGACGCCGTACCGGTTCACATTGATACCAGAATTGGTTTCTGGACCTTCCGTCTCTACAGGATTTGTGGTTCGCTCGCCGGCACCATACGTAACATCAGGTTGACCACCGGTAACCGCAGGCTTTTCACGCGGGCCGGGATTGACGATATCCCGATAATTCTGGTTAAAATAGGCCGTTGTCACCGTTTTCCAACTATCCGGATTGGCAGGATCCGGGATCCTGACTGGCGTAGCTGGATTTTTGCCGCGGATTGCATCATACTCTTCCGGAGTACTGTCGTCCCATTTACCGGTCTTCGCGTTCCAGACTTGAATTCCGGTATCGGGCGTAGTATCGATTGGACCCCAATTGGAATTGGCGGCGATTTGCCGTGCTTCACCTGGTGTCGGTTGGCCCGGCGAAGTAGTTGATCCGATTTCCCCATGTTCGCCTAATTGCAATTGGCCCCCTGGGCTAGTTGCGCTGATGCCGGCGGTCGATTGCCCCATCTGTGCGGCTTCATTAGGAGACGGCTGGCCGGGCGATGTAGACAATTCAGAACCCGGAGTACCGCCGGGTAAACCAGCTTGTTTGGTTTGCGTCCAATTCGGTTGTGTCGTGCCACTAATGTCGGCTTCACCAGGTGGATTGCCTTGATTGCTTTGGCCGGCGTTCATTATGGCGGACGGGACCAGCTTACGTAGCCGGCTTCCAACCGTTCCTTCAGGTTGCTGGATCGGTCCATATACACCACCAGCTTCACCAGTCGCTTGAGCTTGTTCAACTGCCTGTGCCAATGTCTCAGAAGGATGTGCTACGTAGCTATCAAACGTACCAGATACTAGTTTCTGCAAGTCCTGCGGCGTTACATCCTGACTTTGCGTCTGTCCGGTTTTCAGATCGGAAATATTCATGGTGATGGGCGCACCTGCGCCAGCCATTTGATTAATCGGATCATACTGAGCATTTTGATCCGTGGTGCCGGCATCGGGCTCTACACCACCGCCATCGTCGAACGATTGAATAGCGCCACCGCGTGCCGCCTTATTGGTCGGCTTCCCCTTACCTTTCAGCGCGAACGATACATGGTATGGTGTCGGCTGATATTCGAATTTCTTATTGGCGAACATCACCGCATGCGGCAGACTAGCTGGCTGCTTGCCGTTACCAGTCAGGCTTACCTTGGCATGCGTGGCCGCGTTGTCGGAGAGACGGCGGAATGCTTGCAGCGTCTGATATTGCTGCTGTGGGCCGCCGGCGCCGGCGATCGTGTGGATCGTGCGCGCTGTAGCCGGTAGAGACGGATCGTGGCTCTTTTGCCGTTGCAAGACTTGCGGAATAGGCGCAGCGTCGGCACCGCTCAGATAACGCATGATGTGTGGCGGCGCACCACCAACCGGACCTGGAGCAGGAGCTCCCGCAGCAGAAACTTGCGGCGGTGTGGCAGTATTCACTTGCGGCGGTACACCCCCGCCAGGCTGGAACGACGGTATGCTGCCGCCTCGTGCGGCTTGTGCGGTTGAACCGTCGTCCTCTGACGACTGTTGTTGGCCCGGCAGATAATCGCGTGGGTTAAACGGTTTCGGCGTGGGCTGCAGTACGCCTTGCGGCACGCTACCGGGCGCCCCTGGCGCCGGCGGGATCGGCCGCGGCGCATTGGAGTTGTCGGCCATCTGCTGGCCACCGCTCATCTGTTGCAGCCCGTATTGGTAGGCCTGTTGTACTTGCGACAGCGCGCCGGCTAGATCGCCGGTTTGTCCTTCCTGGCCTTGAGACGGATCGACACCACCTGGATCAGATACTTCGCCGCCATCATCGAATGCTGGAATAGAACCGCCTTTCGAACCCATCGGTCTGTAGGATGCTCCATAGCCTTGCGGGGAACCAGGATAGTCGGCAAGGTTTCCACCGAAACCGCCAGGCACACCAATTGTGGCACCAGGCAATGGCGTGTACCCACTGCCACTAGACGCGATATTGCCAACAGGTGATGTTCCGGGAGTTGTGCTGAATGGCCCGGCAGTCGCCGGCGCAGTGTAATTGCTGTACGAAGACGCGCCAGGCGTGGACTGTGAAATCGCGTTCGCCGCATTGGCGCCACCCCAAGAGCCGTATTGGTTCGTCTCGGTCGTGCCGCCAGCCGCATAGTGCTTCGGCGCGTTTAACATTTCATCCATCTGTAAGTCTCGTAAATTTTCCCGTGCCGAAACCGCTCCCCCGCGTTTCATACCACTGCCAGAAGGCACTTGGTTCAGTGACGCAGGTGTAGACGAGGCGCCGGCCGAACTGGCTGCTGGAATAGAACTTGGAGCGCTGGCCGACATACCTGCGCCGGCGCTAGGCGATGATGCCGTGCCAGGTCCGCTAGCAGAGAACGGGTTAGGTTGATTGGGCGGTGTCGTCGGTGTAACGGTAGGACGCCGTGCCGCTTGGTTCTCCAAATAATTCCCTTGCGAAGCAGTCGCGGTTTTAGGACCGCGCTTGGCGGCACCAGTCTGTGGAGCATTAACGGGGCGCTTCATTAGATCCCTCCACCGCCATATGCTTCAGACGTGAATGTCGGTTGCTGACCCGGTGCTTGCGGTGGGCCGGCCGTCGGTCCAACCGTTGACGCCGCCTTTGCTCGAGCCGCGCGCGATTTGGCGATTTCCTTATGCCAGAACTCTTCACCTTTCCAACGCGCAACATCACGCGGGATCACGAACTCTTCGGCGTTCAGATTGGCCGGCACATCATCGACATTGACGCCGCCACTCGGGCTGGCGCTTTGGTCGACATGTCCGCCTTGTGTCGCGTCACCGCCGCCGGAAAAATCACTAATGGTGCCGCCTTGTTCTACCTGTTGCATATTTTGACTAACTCCCATCATAGCTGTACCGGGAGTAAGACCGCTTCCATAGGCTCCGTAACTACCGCCACTGCTGGGCTGTGTCATTGAGCCAACTGTTTGTTGCGATTGTGGTATATTAGTACCCTGGCTGGTATTCTGTGACGATGATGCCGACGCATTTCCGATGCCCGGGTATTTCAGGCTCATGGCCGTTGTCATGTAGGGATCAGCGCTACCAGTCAAAGCCACTCCGGTATTGGCGTTCGCCAGCGTGGCATTTTGCGCGCCGGCTATGCCGGTGTAAGCCGCATTGGAAGCATTGATGGCTTGGCCGGGCAGCTGCTGCCCCGTAGCGATCGACGAGGCAAGCAGCTGACGGCCAGTCGCCTCGGTGGCGAGCTCTGCCTGCTGACCGGCGCCGGCAGCGGCTGCTCCCCCCGCGGTTTTGTTAGCCATCGTCAATTCTTGATACTCACCGCTATTCGGGTTGATGCCGTAAGACTGCAAATTCTGTTTGGCGGCTGCGAGCGCTTCATTGGTGCCTTGTTCAGATTGCGACTCGGCGGCGCCCATATTGATGCCGATACGGCTGGGGCTTGTGTATTGAGCCGCCATGTTGGCTTGCTGATTGATCTCGGGAACCGTGGTCTGCTGATACTGTTGCATCGACTGGTTGGCCAGGTTCATGTCTTGCTGGCTGGCCGTCAGATAATTATCGACTGATGCATTCGTCATGGCCGAAGTATCGGCGTACTGGTTCAAGCCCCATTGATATTGATACGCCCCTAGCTGGGCTGCCTGCTGCGCGATCTGTTGTTCGAGTTGAGATTGCGGAGTTTGGATTGCGGACGGGGTCGACGCGCTCCACGAGCTCCCTTGTGAAGTGTTTTGCGAACCCGGCGTAGCTACGCCTGGACTGGGCGTCGGGAGATTGATATTAAAAGCCATTCATGCAATCCCTGATCAGGCTTTCAGAGATTACAGGGGCATTCTTTGTAAATGGTTAACCTATGAACTACCTTGCGTCCATTGGATAAGCTGGCCGCTTCGATTAGCGAAAGCAAGCCCGGTGATCTGTTTGACGTCAATATAGGTTTCCTGGGTCGGATCATTGGGATCATAAATACGCGTTGTGGTGGTTACCCGGCGTTCCGGTAATTCAGAAAAATTGCCGACAGCGCCTGGATAATTGTTCGGGTTGTTCGGATTTCCCTGTTGATTTGGGTTGAGGATAAAGGTGGTGTTGCCGGCGCCGGTAGGAGACTCGCTGCGAAATTGCAGGATCCACTGTCGAATAGCGTTAACGGACGCGATCAGAGAGGCCAGATCGTTAGCCAGCGGAATAGACGGCAGTGTCGGCGCCTTCGACTGCGGCGGTGGGTTCTTCGGGTTGATATTGCAGACGGGTGCGCCCATTAGACATTCCCCAATTCTTTGACACTGGTCGCGATTTGCACATTGCTGATGTTAACCACGCCAAGAAATTCGAACTGCCAGTTCTCGGCTTTGAAGCCACTTTCTATGCGTAAGATTCCCCCCGATCGGGTGATTTCTCTACACGTTACAAGCTGCATATCGCCGTCTTCATCCTCATCAGCGCGATCGGCGTATACCTTTACAATAGCCCGTTGATTACTTTGCAATGCGTTCCAGCTGGGATCGTCGGCCGGCGCCTCGTTCGGACAATCGTTGACCGGCGGCATATTGGGACCGACCATGAAGAAGACCCGCATGGCCGCATAGCTGCGCTTGGAAGGTTGCTGATACACCTTGCTCATGTAGTCGTAAGGCATAATGGTCGGAGACGGATCCTGGAAATCGTAGTAGAGGACCTGGCCGTTCTGAATGAGCATGCCGAAGCCGGTCCACGGGTCGATCTCCATATTGATAATGTTCTGGTTGTTTGGCGCCGTCATATTGTTAAAGCCAACTCGGTGACCGCCCGGCTGCGGCCAGATTGTGAAGGATGAAGAATCAGTGTTGAGCTCGATATTGTAACCCTGTTGGGCAACAGACGTATCCGCGCCATTGACCGTTCCAAACGCGAAATAGCAGCCGACGAGAGGGATAGCACAAATGTTCTTTTGCGGCGTAAGCGCCGCCCATTTTTCACGAGTAATCCATAGTTCCGTGACGTTCGAAGATACGCCCGAATTTGTGACTTGGATAAGTCCGTTTGTGGAGGCATAGAATACTCCGATATCGGTGCCGACAATACTGCGGTGTGACAGGCAAGGTTCGGGCGGCGCACATTTGATCATCGACATCTGACCAGGAATGGTGCCATTGGCCACGTACGCATTGGCCGCGGTGCAAGCAACAACGGCCCCGCTGGTAAGCCCCAATCCCAGGATCGGGAAATCCGTTGTAATGGTGTAGCCGGGAGGCCACGCATGCAGATAATATGGTTCACAGAACCAAATCTCGTTCTCGGTCCAGCTGGCCACCATGCCGTTAGGCATGACCAACAGACCTAACAGGTTAGGCGGCGGCGGAAAATAGTTGGTGGCCGGCAGCTGGATATTTAGGGCAATCTGTGCATCGGTCTGTGTATCGGTATAGCTTGACGCTGGGGGTAGGCATCCTGTATCTTGCGCTACGAACGCAATCGCATCTGGATCGGAGGACCCCAATGATATGTCGGTCACAAAAAAGTACACGGTTGATCCTGACGTGCCAGGAACTGTGCGATATAATCGAAGCACTGCCAGATTACGATTTCCGCCAAGATCTTCGGGATTGGGTTGCCAAAGACCCACGGTCCATGTACCGTTCGACCATCCGTTTTGAAGCGTATACGGCGAAGGCGCTGACTCCTCGCCGTAAGCCGAGATCCACGTATAAACGTAAGCCCGTGCTTCCTCCGGAGACGACGTGGCCAGATCCGCGTACATGTAAAGGTTCGGCTGTCCATAAGTCGCGGATGGCGCGTTTAAGGGCGGCCCATTCACAAACGTGTTCGTGAAAAATACAGATCCCGTTGTACCGTCGCCTTCCTGGATCAATTCCGACGTGTTCATCGAAATGCCGATCCAATAAGTCTGATTGGCGAGCAGCGTCGGCGGATTGAGGAAGCTCGATCCTGCCAACGTACCACTGATAATGCCTTGATTGATCTCGCCGGCACCGTTCTCGATGAGCTCGCCCGGGCTTGTCGGCGTGTTACCAATCGTCGCGTCCATGTAGACAACGGCAGAGAACAGCACCAGCTGATCGGTGCTCGCCGGCATGAAGGTGACGTCGGTGAGTTGCATCTGGCCGACAGGCGTGATCGGGATCAGATAGACGGTGTTGGCGCCGACCGTATCGGTGTTACCATTGGAAAACGTCACGCCAAGGGTCGCTGAACCCCCACCGCCGGTGACTGTCACCGTCGGCGCACAGCCCGGAGGATTGATCCCCAGGAGCCACGGCGATTTGCCAGCCTGTATACGTGCCAGCGTGTTGTACTGGGGTGGCTCTGACGGGCTCGCCCAGTAATACCGCTGGTAAATGTCGTTGACAACCTGGTTCTTTATGACTTCGGTGTCGGGGTCGAGGAATTCGAGCCATGTGGAGTTTCCTGTGATCTGGCTATTGAAAGATGGATTTGTTCCTCCACTAAACGCAGACACTTCTGGAGAAAGCGATGCAAGGGAAGCAAGCCAGACAAGTCTGGCAGCAGCAGTAGACTCGGCGACTGCAGTAGCGTTGAAGGCAGCGCCGTAATCTGGACTATAGACTTGGAGATATGTGTACGGATTTCCTCCAATTGTTGTATTTCCAACAGTATTGGTTGACTGACCGTTGTTGTGACCGGCGTAGGCGACTTGGCCATTAACGATCGTGTTGAATGAGTATGTGATGCCGTTGTTGGTTCCAGCACCGTTGTCAAATGTAATGGCGGCAAGAAGGTTTTGCGCTGTGGCATTGACGTTGGCTCCGATCAGCACCGAGTAGGGCGCGGTGGTAGGCGTGATACTTGTAACAAACGTATAGGTATCCTCACCGACCGTAGTTGTATCCCCCGGATTGGGCTGTGTCAAGAAGACCTGGAAGGCGGTCGCAACCGATTGGGAGACGGTGGGGATCCGGTAGACGAATTGGGCAGCAGAGTTCGTCAGGTTCCGAAGAAACTTCGGAAGCCTCCATCCCTGGAGAGCGCCAGAGAAAAGATAACAATTTGTAGCACTAGCTGCCTGCCCCGGCGGAAGCAAGAGCTAATGCGGTTCCCAGGCAGGCAACATCCCGCCCATTTGCTCGAGCTTAATAGCTGGCATTGGAACCGCAACCCCCTTTCTTAGAAGCTCTGTGCCTCTATCACAAGTTCCATCAAGGAGGGTTTACAATAGCCGTCTGGCGTAAGGTTTTCGTTAAGGTCTGCCATACCAGAAATCATCACCGCCCCGATCGAAACAGGTTCTTCCCGTGTCCTATAGAACCTGGTGATCCCGGTGTCACCTTCATACGCTCTTGACTACCAGACCCATCCGGTGGCCGATAGACTGGCTGCATGACATGGTCCCACTTTTCCGGCTGCGGCCGTCGCACCGGCATAGCAGCGAACCGGGCCGAATTGGCCGCACCGGCTGTCATTTCCCTTACGGTGCGCGGTGACGTCATTGAACCCTCGGCATGATCGGTACATGCGCCGTATGACTGAATTCTTCAGAGCGTTTACGGCCGGCTTCCATTTCCAGCCGGGTTTGTTCGGAGATCGCCGGCGCGATTGGCTGTGGCCGGTGAACGGTCGTCTCCGGTCGACGAGCAGCCATGATCCGTTCCTTGAATTGCTCTTTGGCGATCTGGTTGGACTCCTTCTCAGCGAGTTCCTTCTGGTAACGCCGCTGCCGTGCGGCTTCTTGTCGCATGGCCACGACCTCTTCCCATGTCTTGCCGGCATACTGCGGGTCGGTTAATACGTTAACCGGTCCGCCGGCCGGTGCACCGCCGTCTCGTGCCGCACGAGCGTCCTCTTGTGCTTGACGTCGAGCCAAGAGCTCTTCCCGGGTCGGTAAGACGTCCCGTTCATTGCTTGACACCTTGAACGGAGACGCGGCTCGAGCTTCGGCCGCCGCATGCTCTTCAGCCTTGGCTAGGAGGGCCGCTGAGACTTCCGGAGGCTCGCGGAGGGTCTTCCCCTGCGCGGCCAATTCCGCCTCCTTGGCGGCCGCCTCTGCTCGAATGGCGGCTACACGCGCGGCACGATCGGCTACCAGTGGGTCTATGGGTGCCGGTTCAACGGCTGGCGCGGGGACCGCGAGGCCCGCGAGCCCCGTCTCGTCCTCTTCCGCCGGCTGGGAGTTTTGCGGGTTCTGATCCATTTGCTGCTCCTGCAGTTGGGGGTATTGTAACTTTCGCATGCCCGAGGTTATTCAAAGAGCGCTGTCTGGTCGGCTGCCCGGCCAGCGCGCTCTCTAGACTATGATACGCAGAAGTTAATTTGGACTTAACCTTTGACACGCTTGAGCCTGGGATTGGCGTGCTTGGCGCCGGCACTCGCTTTGCGCGTCGATGCAGCCAGGATCGCGCCGGCGCGTTCCTTGCCGACTCCTGACTTTTTAGCGATGCTTGCTTGAACGGCCTTGAACCCGGGATGTTCTGCCATAGGTCACCTTATACTGCGGGCAGTGGAGGGCTTGCCCAATCTGGTTCCGGACCTTCAGGTCCAACGCTAGGACGTGTCCGGAGTACCGGCCAGACGTTGGGTCGTAGGTGTTATAACGGATTGGGCCTACCAGCGCGTTGCAGATGGTGTTACGCTGGACCGGTGTCAGGTCTTCGGGCGTGCAACCGGCCAGTACACCTAACATGCACAAAGCTGCAAAAAGTGATACTTTATGCATGTCAATAATCCTTCCTGTTCCACGGGTCGACGGCCGCACGAGCCTTCTTGGTTCTGGTCTTAGCCACGGCCTTATGGACCACCTTGTTGATCACCTTGGTGGCGGCGATGTTCTGTGCGCGGCAACGAGCATCAGCCTGGTGAATGCCATACTGGTAAACACCTAGACCGATTGCCACGACTATCGCGGCCTCAATAAAGAACCGTTTCCCAATAGGACTGATATATGCGATCAGTAATAGACAGGCAATAATCGCAATTGCAGTAAGTGCCGGCCACCAAATACCCCATAATCCAGCGGTAAAAACAGTCAGCTGCCCTATCATGCCGGCCCTCGTTGATTGTGTTGGCCCCTTGTACGCCACACAGCTAATGCTTTTGCAATTTGTGTTTGGCGATACGGCGACATGAGGGAATATAAGGTCATCATAACTCCAGGAGCCCCTTTATATAACATCCACCGATAGACGGGACCGCCTATGCCGTTACTTGCCCTTTTTTGCAAATGAATATTTCCACCAAATAAACCTTTCAATTTTTCTAATGACGGTAAATGTTTTTGCGATGCTTGCACCGAAGGTACGTTTCCCGAACAAGCCGCAAAACATCCTTCGCCTTCCAAAAAACCAGCGGCCCAATACAACGATCGCATTGAAATCGGCGTATTAGATTTCGGAGGCACATAGACTGGAAGTTTAGCGACCATGTCAGTCGTTCCTCATACACATCACGTACTCAGCTTGTCGCCGGCGTGTAAGTCCCGCAACCACTCGTCCAGATGCGTGATTATACCCTTTAAGAGCCGCACATCCGCCGGCGACGTCGTCCGCGTTAAGACGTCGAGCGATCGGGCCTTTGCAGATCGCACCTGATCCAAGGTTATACGCGGCATCGACAATGGCGGCCTTCCTGTGCGGGGGCATCCCCGGGATGCATTTCTCGATCGCAGGACCATACACCGTATTCAGCTTGTTGGCAAGGTCCCCTTTACATTCGGCCTCCGTAAAGGTAGCGTTCATCGCCGGCACGGGGCCGTCCGCTTTGGTTTCACCGTAACACCATGTGATCGGGTGCCCTGTCCCAACGCGATCGACATACGGGTGCGGCGCGTAACCTTCAAACGCGGCCGCCATCACGACGGCGAAAGTTAACCACGCAGCGCCACGCCCTTGGTTCTTCGTCGTTAACCACGGCAGATCAGGCATTGGGGTCGCCCTCTACTCGGGTGGCCGGCTGATCGATCATGCGTGCTACCACAACAGCGACCGAGACGCCGATGCAAAAACAGACATACGGGATAGGCGGGATCAGGTATTGGAACGCCGGTATCGCGACCCACAAGCCGCTCAGGATCCCGCCGGCGATCGAGATCTCGACACTGAAGAATTTGTGCGCGTATTTCCAATCGGGAATGAACGCCCACTTGGCCGCCTTAGTGACGGCGGCTTGCGGCGTCTCCATTACGCTTTTGGGGGTGCGGCGGCAGCGACCGCCTGCGCCGCTGCGGCGGCTGCGGAAGCAGTCGCTATCGTCTGCGCCTGGGCGAGCGTGGCCTTTGCGGCCTCTAGAGCCTTGGCATCGGCTTCGGCTTTGGCGACGACGGCTTGGGCCGCCTTCACCGCACGCGAGGCGGACAGGTTCTTCAGCCAGGTCTGCAGGGCCGGGCCCTCAATAGCGCCGGCGACGAACGCGGCCACCAAACCAATGAAAACCAGGACATAAACCATGAGAGATCCTCCGTTGTGTGCAGGATGATCGCGGGATATGAAACTTCCGTTAAGGCGCCGATCTGGACGCAGGAATAAAATACGTGTTCCCATCGCTGGCAACGACGGAGAGAAAACATTCCATCAACACGCGATTAGCATTGTTGCCTGTAAGCAAGCTCAAAGACGGCGTTCCTGATGTCGTTTTATACAAAGCTGCGCCCGGACCAGGATTGCCTTGTGGACCTTGCGCTCCTTGCGCCCCTTGTGGTCCTTGCGTCCCTTGTGGTCCTGTAGTGCCGTTCGCGCCAGCGCTCCCTTGCACACCGGTCGCACCAGTTGGTCCGGTAAAGCCGGTCGAGCCAGCAGGCCCAGTTGCTCCGGTATTTGTTGCCGATCCAGGCAGGCCAATCGGTCCAGTAGGTCCAGTTCCACCGGACGATCCATTGAATCCGGTCATTCCTGTTGGACCAGTGCCTAGTGGCCCAGTTGGTCCCGTAACTGTGCTCGCCGCTCCTGCACTGCCGGTATGGCCGGTCGGTCCCGTAACTGTGCTCGCCGCTCCAGTTGGTCCTGTCGGCCCTTGTGGCCCCGCGACAGATAATGGGGGCTCAAGCCATCCAAGCTCAAAGAATGATGTGCCTGATGCAGTCCCACCATTAATAGCGTAATAAAATTGACCAGAAGTATTTGTTCTGACAGTACCATATGCTCCGATATAGGTATTGTTTGTCGTGCAAAGGCCGGCCAAACCAAACACAAAACTCGATCCTTGATCGGGCGACCATGCACTAAGAATACTAGTAGCGATCGTCAATTCGGCATAGATCAACACGATCGCGTCGACTTTTATCCCGGGCGGCACAGTCGCGCTAAACAATTGTGGGGAAACTGAAGCATTCGGCGGTGTACTGTAGACATAAGACCCAAACAATATTTCATTTCCGTTTTGCGTGAACGCTGTGATATGCGCGGACGCGTCCAACAAGATAGACATGATCCGGACGGCATTCGTAAATCCAACAGGCGCATTTGCCGCGTTAATGTTTGTATCGAAATAAGCATCTGTCGTGCCACCGTACTGACCAACAAACACATGATACCAAGTGCTCAACGTCGCGGTGAGCCCTGTACCCATGCCGTTGGCACCCGATCCCGCTGCGAACGAGCCGGAAATTGATTTCTTGAATGTACTTGTGAACGTGTTTGCTATATTGTATGCAGCGCCGCCGGCCCGCATGCCAGGCGCGATATCAAGGACTGTGGCACCTGTCGCGCCGTCATTTGAGCATGCCATACCCCATGGATAAGGAAACGGGCCTGTGTAACCAGTTGATCCGATAGAACCTGTATAACCAGTTGGTCCTGTAACTGTGCTCGCGGCGCCGCCCGCGCCTGTGTAGCCGGTAGGGCCAGTAGGCCCTGTAAAATTTGGACCTGTTGATCCCGTAAAAGCAGTGGGACCGGTCGGACCTGTTGGACCTGTCTGACCGGTAGGGCCTATGGGGCCCGTGTAGGGCCCTGTCGGACCTGTCTGACCAGTTGGGCCTGTAGGCCCAGTATATGGCCCTGTTGACCCTGTAGGCCCTGTCGGACCTGTCTGACCAGTTGGGCCTGTAGATCCAGTATATGGCCCTGTTGACCCTGTAGGGCCTGTAGGCCCTGTCGGCCCGGTATTCGTATTTGGTCCAGTGCCGCCAGGGCCGGTAGGGCCCGTTACTGTGCTGGCAGCACCAGGCGACCCGCTAGCACCCGTCGGGCCTGTACTTCCAACAGCTCCAGTATTTCCTGGATTTCCTGGACTGCCCGCTGTTCCGGTGTTTCCTGTAGGTCCTGTGGAACCACTCGACCCTGCAGCACCAGCTGGTCCAGTCGATCCAATCGATCCAATCGATCCCGCAGCACCCGTATTGCCAGTCGGTCCAGTGCTGCCTGCTGATCCAGTCGAACCAATGCTTCCTTGATTGCCTGGGGAGCCCGTAGAGCCAGTAGGTCCGGTTGCTGAAAATCCTGTAGGCCCTGTCGAACCAGTGCTGCTGATCCCGCTCGGACCAGTAGATCCGGTTGCTGAAAATCCTGTAGGCCCTGTCGGGCCAGTTGGGCCAGGCCCTCCTGAACCACCAGTTCCTGAACCTCCGGGGCCAGTCGGTCCACCCGGACCCGTCGGCCCCACAATCGATAACATGAGCGCTTGGTTGCCCGCAACCACGACAGGACCACCATTAGTTTCGACATAGACTTGAATTTGATCATAGCGCACCTGTCCGAAGGAGGTCGTCGCGCAGGCGATGACGTTGAACTGGTCATTCAGTGTACCGCCGTTCAGAAAGAAACGAACCTCTGTCTGGTCTGGCGAATAGCTGACATCCGTAACAGTAGCAGTCCCGGCATCGATTGTAAAGGCCACGCCAGAGAGCGTTTCGCCCTTCTGCAGCCAGGACCGATAGTCGATTGAGTGCTGGATACTTGACTCAACCTGTTGACGAATGACGCCTATCTGCATTTAACTACCTGCAGCGGCAACATTGACAGCGATCGTGTCCGTCCGCTGTTCCCCGAAATTCGTTGTCGCGGTTGCTAGAATGTTGTAGTTGACGCCTGCTGTACCACCGTTCACAAAAAACCTACATTCGGTTTCATCAGGCGAATAGGATACGTTGGTAATGGTAGCCGGCGGCGTGTCAACAACGAAGGTGACGCTAGTCAGCACTTCACCCCTCTGCAGCCACGACCGATAGTCGATCCCATATTGCAATTTATTGCCCGCCGCGGAATTGAGAACACCTAAAAGAGCCATTATGGATTGCCCCCTGTAGGACCGGCGGTCGGCGCCGCGTTCTCCGGAACCACAAATTTCGGCGGCCGCTGTGGAGCGTCGAAAGCCGGTGGTCTTTCCGGAACAACGAATTTAGCCATGTCAGTGTCCTATCGCGAACCAATAAATATAGGTCCCGTTTGACGCCCCAGTAATTGTCAGGGTAGCCCCAGTCCTTGACGTATTTAAAAGCCCGTTCGTTGTTTGACTGGTATTTTGTGACGGTGTAAACAACAACATATCAAGCGCAGTAGGAAATGGCGTTGGAAATACTAATGTCCAAGTTCCTGTGCTACCAATATTTGGTGTAATACCCCATTGAAAATAACAACCAGTGGGTCCATGAACAGACGTAATATCCATATAACCGGTAGTACCCTGTGACCCGGTTGCAGTAACGGTACCGGCCCCCGCGTCACCTTGTGGCCCGGTCGGGCCGGTATTACCGGTCCCGGTGAATTGCGCGCCGGTTGGGCCTGTGACACCTTGATTGCCTGACGGACCAAAAGGACCTTGCGGCCCAATAGGACCAGTCGACCCCGTATTCGTCGATGTACCGGGAAGACCCGTCGGGCCGGTCGGTCCCGGGACTGTGCTCCCAGGACCCGCGGGACCAGTTACCGAGTTACCAGGTGGTCCAACAGATCCTGAGACACCTTGTGAACCAGTGGGACCCGTGATGGTGCTCGCGGCACCCTGCGGCCCAGTCGGGCCTACACCAAATGGACCTGTTTGGCCGATTTGGCCGGTAGGTCCGGTCGATCCGGTTGGTCCGCCGGCCGGTCCAGTTGGTCCTAAGCCACCGACGACAACGGGGAAAGCGACGACCTGTGCGGGACCATTAACTAATGCAACCATCTTAGACCCCGTGTCTCATTTTGTATTTGCCGTGCAGAAGCTCGATGATATTCGAGCCTTGCGTCATACGCAGTGCATGACGATATTCGCCCGGCAGCAGACCAGGGCCAGTAGCACCAGCAGAAGCAGTTGCTCCAGTTAAAACCGTCGGTGGCACATTCGCATGAAGAATGAGATTAATTGGATCGTCGACAACGATAACCGTACCCGTAGCACCATTCGAAGACAACGAAAGTGACGGCTCCGGTGACGCAGCGTTCCAGTTGTTGGCCTTGATATCCCATTGGAAGGTTCCTGTCAATGTCCAATTCGCTCCTGTTGCTCCCGTGCATCCGCAAGGACCGGTCGCACTCGCGAATTGGAAAGCATCCAACCAGGTGACCTGATCGTTGGTGACGATATCAATGTATGCGGAACTGGATGGACCTTGCTCTTCGTACATGCATCACCAACTCGTTGGTGTCGGGAACGGCGTGCTCACGCCGCCGCGTTGTGAAGTGGTCCGGAACGAGTTCGGAAAGCGCCAGGCTTGACCCCCATACAGATTTGCTCGCTCAGAGGCCACTCGCGCTTGCATGATCCCGTCCCGGAACCTACGCAAATGATACGTGGAAAGCGCTTCATTTGAATAACTTTTCGTGGATTGGCCCATCATCTTGCCGAGAACGCCGTCAAGAATCGTCTCGTGATAGACAGGCAAGAGCCACCGCGGTGCATCCGGTAACATGTCCTCCGTTGTCGGCTCGACTATTTGTTTGGTCACGACTACGCGGGCTGTCATATTGACGTTCTGCGGATAAACGAGCTCGAGTTCGGCCGAAGGCGGATCGAGGCGAGGCAGGATCGCCGGCAGAGCAATTCGATTGCTGTCCCATATAGCGACTAACCGCAAGATCATGCCACCATATGCCGGCGTGATACGGTACCATTGTGTACCGGCGATGATCGGAATGCTGATATGCTCGTACCAGCTGTTTGAGTCCTTGAAGAACTCGCGGCAAACATCGTACAGTTGTCCCTTGATACCGGCATCAGACGCACCGAGAAGCTCTGTACGAGCTAGGTTCAGCAGACGTTCAACGTCACGGTCTTCCATCATGCCTGTGGGCTCCCAGGTCCTTTATTGCCGCCCTGGATCGGCGGCCGCTGGATCCCAATAAGAATGGAGTAGAATTGCGAAGTGAACGACGCAGCGCGCTGATCTTGGACATCTTCATCGTCGCGCTCGAGGACATGACCGGCGATCCCGTAGACGAAGGCAAGACGGAATTGGGTGTCGATTGGTACCGTTTCGCCCGAGATCGCGGTGAAATATGGCACGTGGTTCCCATGACGGTAAACGAAGAGATCAGCACGGAGGCGTCGGGCTTCGGCCAGGGATGTGTTAAGGGCCGTCAGGATCTCGGAGTCGCTGTAGCGATATGGTTTACGCTTGTCGAGGAGGAGGGTTCGAACCTCGTCGACGTATGACTGGACACTATCGAGGCGTTCGTCTTCGGGATTGATCGGCATAGAAAAGGCCCTGGTAATTACCAGGGCCTAGAGTATGGAACGGGTGTTAAGATTTGCTAAACCAGTCTGCCGCTAGTCGCAAGAGAGCCGGATCGTCTTTAAACTTACCGCCGCCTGTATTGCATTCGCCACATAATATACCGCGGATAAAGCCCGGATCGCCTTTTTTCTTGGAATGATTATGGTCAGTATGCCAACCCTTGGGGCCTGGATCCGTTGTACGGCAAATGCCACAGCGCCCGCCTTGGGCAGCCAAACGAGCGGCCTTATCTTCAAGCGTTTCACCGTAATTAGCTTTATACCGGCTACGGCGTACCGTCGCCCGGCGCGGCTCTGGATTTGCTTTTATTAATTCAGCCTGCCGGGCAATCTTTTTCTGTGGGTCTGCGGCATACGAAGCCCGCTTTCGGGCATTATATCCTTCCCGACAACGATCTGCGCTACGCTGTGTAACCGCTTTCTTGTGCGCCTTAATTTGTTCCGACGTCCAACCAGTAAAATCAGTTCGGGGGGCCCTCACTGGCTTCTTCCTCAACGATGTCTGCTTTTTCCTTGACGGCTTGTGCCTTGGCTTCGTCATCCAAGCGTCCCCAAACGTCAATGGCAAACGAAAATGCTTGATCGGCCGCCCGGAGATCCTCGATATCGCCGTCATTGTATAACACTTCAAAGATCGCATCGTCGCGTGCTTCTAACATCACAGCAACAGCGGCGTCCGCTTCTGCAAGAGTAGTCATGGGAGTTCTCCTTTGTTGAATATGATTCCTAGCACGTCCCTAATCTGCTGTCAAGCAATCAAACAAAAAAACCGCCGGATTGTTGGTCCGGCGGTTTGTAGTATTCAACAAGTAGTTTCAAGTATTGACAGCAAACAAATTAGCTTGCTGGAGTAACCTGGGCCTGAACTAAAGCTTTCCCATCGACAACCTGATATCCGTATACTTGCAGGCCACGCAAGATCTGCCCAAATGTGAGCTCGGAACGCAGGGTCTCTACTTTACTAATCTGTGACGCGAAAGTAAGTCCATGAGCGTGACCGGCGAAGATTGGCCATTCACCACTATTGAACTGTGCGCTGTCCGAACTGTTGTTCGGCAGCAAGTTGCTGACGTAGAGCGTGAAACGGTCGATCATTCCAAGGCGACCATTCCGAAGCATCGAGACGCTATCACCAGACAGATATGCCTGACGGAGCTCTGACTGCTTGATCATGCGGCCAGCCCACGCCGGGAAGACGACCCACCGGCCGACCTCCGGAATGTTCTGTTCGTCAAGGACCTGGCCCATACGCATGAGCACGTCCAGGAGCTCGACCTGGCCAGAGCCGGCATTGCGGCCGACCACCGCCAGAGCGGAGCCCTGTACGCCCAGGTTCAGCGAGCCAGTGATGACACCGGCCGCCGTACCCTGGTTTGCCGCAGCCATCTGGCCGACGATCCCGGACAGTACATCCGTGTCGACGGAGATCTTCAGCTGCTGGGCTGCGTCATCCGACCACATGCTCAGGATGTTCAGATCGCTCTGAACTTCCATGACGTCATCGAGAATCACGGAAAAGTACTTACCGTTCCCGATGTAGAGCTCCACGGTGCCGCCAGTCGGGCGATCGAGCCCAAGCAAGCCGTCGGCGTCGTAGTTGTGGATGGTGATAGTGGGCTTCGTGCGGATCTTGACGCGGTCGCCCTTATTCTTGATCTCACCTTCGTAGTCCGTGTTGCTGATAGCAGCAAGGACCGTCGAAGCGTAGAACTTCTCGACCAGCTTGCCCGACCAAATCTCGGGGATGAACCCAGTGGCCTGCAGCTGGTTGCCCGAACTACCGGTGGGGTAGATCGCGGGAGTGGTGGTGCTGGTTGCACCAGGAAATGCGCCTGTCGGAATGCCCATTTGAGCCCCCAGTTAGTGGGGGCCAAACGTAAGCCCCCTGGTTAACGAACGCGCCCTTCTCGTTGGGCGGCAAAGATATCAGCCTCGATTTGCTGCTTCAGCTGTTCTTGACCTACGTAAACGCCCTTGCGGACGTAATCGTAGAAATCGCTGATATCCTTGTGTGTGTAGACTGGCTTGCTATCGGGCACCTGCGTATTGCCGGTCGCCGGATTGGGCCTGCCAGGGGCTGCCAATGTCGTCAGCGGGACCGCGGCGGGCCGAGGCTCCGGATTAGGAGGCTGCGGCGGCTGCGGGGCTGGCATCTGGCCCGTGGCCACTTCCTCAGAGAGGAAGCGCTGGAAGAAGTCGAGGACACGAGGGGCATCGGCCGCTTGCATCGCTCTATTCAACTGTTCCTGTCTTAACGGTGCGGAGTTAAAATCTCGTAAACGTAGCCATTGGATCCAACGCGGATTAGTGTTTATTTCGCGCCAAGTCGGCAATCCCTGATCGAGACGCTCATAGATATCGTGGGTTCGCTGTTGCGTAACCTGTTGATTTAACCTACGATTTTCCTCCTGGAGGGCCGTCAAAGCCGGCGCAACAGCCTCGAGCGCCGCACGTTTGGTGACTTCAATAAGGGGGTCACCAAAATTCGTCCGATCCTCGTCCGTGACGTATGCCGGCTTGATATCGGACGGCAAAGTGGAAATAGGGTTAACATTGCCGCCACGCATAAGCTGTTGGGTTCGCATGAGCTCGTCGCCAAGCTGCTGCATTTGCTCCTGCATAGCCCCGATCGTCCGCGCAGAAGCGTCGTACCGCCCCTTCATAGAGTTGTACATGTGCTCGTAGTTCGGGGGCTCCGGGGGCGCTGCCGGCGCTGGCGCAGGCTGCGGGGCAGGTTGGGGCGGCTCTGGAGCGGCCGCAGGCGCAGGAGGCTGTAGTTCCCGAGCGGGAACAGGTTCCTGGTTTGTTGCCGGTTGCGGTGCCGGTTGTTCCCGAGCGGGAACGGGCGGTTGCGCGGGATCCGGCGCTGGATTTGCCGGTTGATAAAACGCTTCGGCTTTCGCCGCGGCACGCTTCACTGCATCAGGAACTTTGACGTTGGGATCGATGGGGAGGGTCGAGTCTTTGGGGGCCATTTGGTACTCCGTCGGCGCTTACGGCGACGGTGGACCCGCCTGCGGTAAGGGCTTCTGCTTTCGTTCTACAGTGCATTCCTTAAAGGTTCGTAACAAAGCAAAAATGGACTGCGCGCGGCCTTGTGCGACCATGACCTCTTCGGCCGGCGCCTGAACCACTTTCATGGTTAAATCTTCATAGTAGCCCTGCATTCGTATGAGAAATTCATCCCATGCGTCCGGATTACCATTCCGAAGCCGCAGAGCTAAGTCACTGAGAGTAGGGGGTTTATTGTCCAATGCCGGGCCAATTCCCGGAGCCGAGGCCGTCAGTGCCGCCACCCGTGACCGTGGCATCCGGGGTGGGATTGGCCATCGGGGTCGTTTTGGCGTAATTGCCAGTCGTCATACCGCTAGGCATCGGGCCAGCCTGCGATCCCTTGCCCGCATGCTTGGTGATTGTTCCGCCTTTGGTTAACGGTGTCAAGTGCTTCTTGAAAACGGTCATCCGTTGTAGTCCATCGTGTCGCCCGGGCTCGCGCCGGCCGGGTTCGGCGTTATCGGTTTGCCGTAGTCTGTGGTCGATGCCGCAGCAGGCTTAATGCGCGGAACGGGCGCTTGTCGAAGGGTACCGGGTCTAGATCCCAGTACCCAAGAGGGCGCTTTACCAGGGCTAGGGACCGACTTGGAACCTTTAAACCCGGATTTGGCCATGTGGCCTCCTTACCGCGCGCTGGAGATACCGGATCGCGCAGGAACGGAGCCTTGGAAGCCGAACATCTTGGTCGTGCCGCCTTCAGCGAACTTCTCGCCGGGGCCGCTCGAGTCGGGCTTGCCGGTCGACGGTGACTTGTCGGAAGCCTTACGGGATCCGGCTTCCTGTTCACCGAACATCGGCGTGTCGCCACCCTTGGCAAACTCAACGTCATGGGTTTTCTCGGTCGCAGAGCCGGCGTCACCTTTGCCACGCTTTGAACCGGTGCCCGTGTCGACGTTGCCGCCTTTTGCGCCCTTCTTTTCCCCATCAGCCATCGTAAATCTCCTGTGCATGCACAGGGTGATCATGCCGCTAGAAAGTGAAGGATTACTTAATTCGGTTCACACTGCAATTGCGCGATTTCCTTGAATTTGAAACCGGATTTTAGCAGCCACAGCGGATAAACGCGCTCCATGACGTAGTCCATAACCCGTTTCTTGTAGGCTTCATTAGTACTGTCCAGCCCGTTGCAACGCTCATGTAACTCCAACCGCAACGGCTCCATTTCCCACATCATGCGATTGAATACCGGCCAATGGGTAATAAAGAGCCAGTGATAGATCCGATTACCGTTGAACCTGTAGAACCCGTGTTTCTGTACCACGTCAAGGAGGGCCGCGGTGTCATTGGCAGAACCGGAGGCGCCGAAGTCGCTAATGACATCGGCGCCATAGTCGGCGGCGCTTAAATAGCAGGGCGCGGACTGCAAAATGTCGCAGTGTTCTAATTGCTGCTTGATTTCGGCGCCGTCCCACGTAGACCAAAATGAGCGGTACGCTTCAAACTCGCCGCGCGATGTTCCCAGCCAATTTGGCGCGTTGTCCTTGACGCGGCGGGTCGACAAAGGAAACCAGGACGGATCCCACAGATAATAGCGGTAGGCAAAGAAACCGATCATATCAGGAGGGTTACCAAAAGCCCGATAATTAAGCCAGGTCCCATAATGGGCGCGCCAACCGGCATAATCCTGGCCCGGATAATCATTCGGCGAATTCGGCCAAACTCGAATGACAGGTCCTCGCGTTTGATGATCATGGTCGCGATGATCGTGAACCCATATTTCTAGGCGCGCCATGTGACGTCCGCCGCATCATTCGCATGTTGTTCAACAAATTCCCGGCGTTTAGTTGGGAAAAACAATTCAGCTATTTCCAATACAGTAAGCTCAGTTCCCTCGAGAATGTCCAAAGTACCGGGCGGCGCATCCGCGGCTTGTATGAATGCCGCAACCGCGCGCTCGACCGAGGCATAGGTTCTCTTTTGACTGCCGTCACCGGCAATCTTCAAAACGTCGGCCTTCGCAAACGCTTCAATAACACCGCGGCCGCCGATACCGGTAATATTGCACAACCGCACCAGGCGCGCTCCGTACAAGCTACAATAATGCTCACATGCATGCTTGGAAATCGCATAGGGGGTCACCGGGTTAGTAGCCGGCCATGCCGCGGCGAACACTACTTTGTCGCGGTAGTGATCCAATATACGCAAGGTGGCACCAATGTTCATGCTCGCGTCTTCTATTGCATCTGTGGTTTGTGCCCGCGTTTGAGCCGCCAAATGGAAACACACATCAGCTGGAGGAAGTGGACATAATCGGATATCTTCGTGCCCACCACGCTGCAAATCGAGACCAATAACATGATATCCTTCGCCCCGAAGAGCGCGACAAAGATGCTGCCCTATAAACCCAAGATCGCCGGTCACGAGAGCGGTTTTCATATCACAAATCCCTGTAATCACGCGCGCCGCGGTCATGGACCAGCACGTTGTGCAGATTGCCCTGATACGTGGTCGGCGACGGCCACTCATTCGGCTCGATGGCTCGGTCTTTCTCCACAACGAACACTTTTAGACCAGCCCGCATAGTCTGTATCGTGAGGCCATTGGGACCATGTTCAAACTCGAGCGGACCCGTCCTGGATTTTTCTTCCCAGTCGAATTGATCCGCGACCATGAAATAGAATTCCCGGTCAACCAGGAACGCTGTGTCCCGCACATGCAGATTGGCAACGCGGGATCCCGTGCAGCCGACCAAACCGACACCCGGCTGACTGAATACGTCATAGAGTTTTTTCAGCCAGTCATCGTGCATGATCTCAGACGACGAGTTAAGATGGCATAGGATTGGCTCTGTCACATCGGTACGAACTTCTGTGCAGCCGGCCAGCGCTTTGGAGTCCAGATGATTGAATAACTCACTTGGCCGCAAAGCCGCCAGTTCGGTGCGGGCCCATTTCAAATCATCGGGCGAAGCAAAATTTTTGTACAAAACGTACAACTGCTGATCGATCCCCGCCGGATGGCGCACGTAAGATGCAATGAACCGTGTTAGGCGTTCCCGCCAATTCGGGTCCAGGCCGCGCGCCGTGTAGACGACACCTATTTGCGGCATAGGTCTTTCTCCATCATGAACATCGTATGTTCATCGATCATCCAGTTCGGTTCGTAGACGCCGGTACCGCGGCTCAAATGTTCCGTGATGGCGCCTTCCGGATAGGACTGTTCCCAGGACCAATAGCGCGGATCGTGGGTAGGCAATATGCGGGCAGCGCGCACGACGTTGCCTACCCAGCGGTCCTCATAATCAATACGTGGATCACCAGCGATTACTGCTTCCATCGCGCGCTTACTCAACCAATAGCCCGAACCACCGCCAATGTGACCTTCACATGGAACTTGGTAACCAGTATAATCGTGTTTCTCATAACCAGATGCCAACAACCGCGGCACGATGATGTAGCAATCAGTCGGCACGATGAACACATAATCGTGGCCGTGCTCGAGTGCCCATTTCACGCCAAGTCGCGTCTTGAAAGCCCCATTCATAAAACCGGTCGGAGAAAGAACACTCAATTCATCGCCCAGCATATCGTCCCAACGCAGACTATCCAGGACAAACATGTGCGGGATCAAATGTCCCCATTCCTTCAGATAGGTCTCATAAATGGCAGCGTGATCCCCGCGATCTTTTGAACCATGATAAGTCGAAATCAAAATGATCGGGTTCATTTTACGTCCCAACATTGCAACAGGGGAACTTCTACCATGCTTAAGCCGGAACTGTCAAGCCAGAGCGAATACATACGTTCCGAAAGATACGCCATCGGCCGGTGCAGATACGCGGGATCCGTCGCGTCCTTCGACTCAATGCCTACCCGGATGGCCTCCGCGAGCGGCCACCACCATTCCATGAATCGATTGAACACCGAGGCCCGCGTAACGAAATGCATCGGACGAATGTACGGCCGGGCCACATATGGTCTGACATTAGGCGGCAGCAAGTCCATGAACACATCCCAGTCATGGGAAGATCGGGACCGACGGAAATCGATCTCCATGTCGAGATTGTACGCGCAGTTGAACGTCGGCGCCACGATGATATCATGTTGGGCCAGGAGCTCTTGAATGTACTGCCCATCATATTTTGCCAACCATTCTTGGTAGACACGAAAATCACCAATGCCGACCTCGTACCAAGCCGGCACCCGCAGTAGATTTTGGAAATCCAAAAACTTACGATAACCATGGAACCCAATAATGTCGAGATCGTCCCGGTTTTTCCAGATCCAATAGGGGGCCCGCATGTCGGCGTATGTTTCAAAAGATGAAATACCAACACCATGTAGATCGTCATAACCGCAAATAAACTGTTTCGAAATCCCACCAAATATTGGCCGGATGCCTCGTGGACGTACGTGATCAATCGCATAGATCTCAATCTTACGCATTAGAAGGGTCTAAGCCATTCCGGGTTACGCTTGTACCATGCCACCGTCTCGCGAAGGGAGTCTTCCAAGGAGACTGGCGGCTTCCAGCCCAAAGAGGCAAGCTTGCTACCGTCCAGGCCATAATGAGGATCGTGACCCGGCCGGCTTATATCACCGGGCTCTATCTCGTACTTGAGCGGCTTGCCCCAATATTCTGCTATCAACTCAGCAAACTCGAGATTGGAAATGCAACGCTCCCCGACGACGTTGTAACGGTCTGGACGATCCATAGCACCATCAACATGTATCCGTGGCGGCGAATATTTCAAAAGATACATGATCGCGTCGGCAGCGTTGCGGGAATGAATATAAAACCGTGATCCGATATCGCCATGGGTGCCGTGGATCTTCACTGGAAACCCATCGTTCAAAGCGTTCATCACAATCAGCGGAAACTTGTACGGCGATTGCATTTCGCCAAAGTTGTTCATCAAATTGACGATGATAAGCGGCACATTGTAAGCCCGCCAATATGAAATCGCAATGTCTTCCTGGGCGGCCTTCGACGCCGCATAGGGACTAGATGGCAGCATTGGGGCCCATTCCGGATGAAACGTACGGCCGTCGGTCGCCCCATAGACTTCATCCGAGGATATATGCAGGAACGCGGCCGGCCGCGCAATGCGCGTATGTTCGAGGATGGTGAGCATCGTTGAGACGTTCGTATGGATGGTTTGCAGCGGCGCCTTAATGGAGTCAAAGACATCGGTATAGGATGCCATATTGACAATGTAGTCGACGGCGCCTATTTTATTTCGCAACATATCGGATATGGGCGCCTTCAAATCATGCGTGAACACTTTCAGCCGTGGCAACGTCTCCGGATGCTTATGAGTGACGCGCCAGATGCGATCGGTCAAACCTTTATGCCGGAACGAGTCAATCGCGATCACGTCCCAGTCGGTGTTCTTGAGAAAATGCCGCACGACATGGCAACCGATCGAACCGCCGGCGCCGGTGATCAAAATACGTTTTACCATTTGGGTTCATATCCTGTGAACATACGGGGATTGTGATCGGCCTCGTACCAACGCAAGTTAGGGATATTAGTCTGTTCAACCAGCGCCAGCATGTTAACCTCGAATGACACCATCTTCATCGTCCGAATGAACGAACGCGTAACCGCTTTGAAAGCTTTTGTCAAGTTGTGAATGTCCCTTCGGGGCACGATCAAGACGCTGCCGCAGAACCGCCAACACGGGCTGTTGTAGTCGTCGATCTCGCATTTCGGCCAGCAGCCTGGGATCGCGAAATCGTTCTTCACAATGCGATCTAGAAAAGACGTCAAATAATCTCCGTTCATCCCCGGCAAGTGCATGATGCCGTAGTCGACCCACACAAAGGTATCGGGCTCTTGGTTAAGATTGGCCGCGGTCGCCAACCATTCGATCTTTTGGTGCTGCACGCAATGGTACTCGAGCGTGTTCTTGGCTGGGTTGTCATAGGTGGCCCATTTTAACGGCGGCTCCATCGGCGGCAGTTTCTGCAGGAACTGCGTCAGCCATAAATCCTGAATATCATAATAGAACGCCTGGATAGACCGCACGCCCATAGCGCTCTTCAGCCGGTTACCGAGTTCGACATATTCCTCGGTCTTGCGCGGATGGTTTGGGATCTCGGTGAACCCGGTAACGACCTGGACTTTGGCTTTCTTGCTCATTCGCCCAACCACATAATCACGTCATCATCGGTCACGGTAGCTAGGCGCGCCTCGCAATCCTTGAAACCGTACGAGATCACCAAGCGCTTGCCCTCCGGATGCCAACACAATCCCATGGCATACTCAATGGTCTTCTCATGGAAGCCGAAAGGTTTGCTGATCTTGACGACGTTGAATTGATCGTCCCATGACACAAATCGATGGAGATAATACCTGGTGGGTTGCCCCGGGATCTGGCGGGCCTCGTGGACGATCGCCAGATAGCCCTGATGGAATGGGATCACCTGGGTGCCGCCGCCTAGGGCGCTAATATCCCATTGACATGGATGTTTAGTATCCGCGCCATGTCCGTCCGTCGTTTCATCAACATGATACATCCAACGGCTGGTCTTATCAATAATCGGCATCCAATTCTTTTCACAGGCGAGCGGCGCGTGCGTCAATCGTTTCAAATTGTCCAACGTACCATTAGCCGTAATCTGCACGCAGACCTGTTCCGGCAAGCCATCTTGCCGCAACTCGCGAACCGTTGCCGAGGCGTATAAGTCGTTACCCATATTGAACAGCCGCATGTCCTCTAAGCCGATGACAAGCGGGTATGCCGGCGGCGCAGTCAGGACGTCGCTGCCTTTCAATTCCGACGTGAGCCGCGGCACGATATCGAGCGCACCGTCGAAGCCGACGAGGAAGTTGCGTGTGTTGATCGGGTTTGTGTTGTTAACAGAACCATCCGCAAGGCCGCGGATAAGATAACGGCCATACTCGTCAATTCTATAGTTAACCGTGCGAACGATCGCCAAGAGCTCGCCGTCTCGATTGATGACCGATGGGTTGAGTGGGATCCAATTCTCTTCCGGATGGAAATTGATCCCTTTCCATTCAAACGACGGGCAGACCTCTTTCAACATCGGATAATAATGGAAGATGTTCGTGCGGTTTAGATCGCGCGAGAACGCATATGGGCTCTTTTTCAACGTGAGCTCGTTGCACACGTCGAAACCCTTAGCGCGTTTAGTCGGCATGTAAAACGCTGAGACTGCAAATTCATCCTTGACACCGCATTCGTAAACGTAATCATTCACGAACAACGCATCCTTGGTATGGGGGATTTCCATGCCAGCTTCTGAATACAAAACGGCGAGCGCGTTCTGCCCTTTTTCCCGGTGATATTTGGCGAGCTCGTACAGCGTCTCGGCTCGATGCGGCCGCATGTTATACGCAATCTGCATATTGAGTATAAAGCCAGCATCGTCGCCAAGCGTCCTGAGGCATTGGGCATAGCTCAATTGAGCGTGCCAGACCTCTTCATCCCAACCACCGGCATCGACGCGGCGCTTGTACCACTTAGCCGCTTTGTCGACCTTGCCGGCGTCACGATAGGATTGTGCGAGATAATACATATAGCGCACATTGACTGGTAATTTGTCTTTTTTGTCCACTTCCATGGCGGTCTTAAGCAGCTTGATATCGCGCTTGAACTTGTCGGGGCGATTGGCACCGTCGGCGTGATCCGTGAAAAATGCTTTCTCGGGCGGGATACAGCCCCCTGTGGGCAGGTTCAAATATTCATGCGTGACACCCATATACATTCCGGTGGTGTTCGTTCGAGCCAGACGCCGGTTCTGATACTTAAGCGTACCAGACACCTGATACATGTCAAAGCTTTCGTCCTTGACATCATCGAGCCAAGTCGGATCGTTGACTTTCAACTCCATATCGGCGTCCATCAACAGAATGTACTCCGACTCTTCTGCAAACGCACGAGCCGCTTGTAGTGCGATATTCCGCGCCTGCGAAAAATCCTTGAATTCGGTTTGACCAATGCGGCCGGGGATCTGGCGTTCTGCGAAGAACTTTGTGATCTTAGTAACCGTGTCGTCGGTGCTACCGGTGTCGACGATCACCCAGTAATTGATGTATGGGGCAGCGCTGGCCAGAGCCCGCTCGATGCGCGCGGACTCGTTTTTCACAATCATATTCAAACAGAGCGTCTTAGCCATCAGAAAATCTCCAATTCGGGAATAGCCGTTACGAATTTCCCGCCCCAGGATCGAACCTGCTCGCCGATCCGGCCAGCAATTTCTTTTTTCAAGTTCCATGGAAATAGGAGCAAATAGTCTGGTCGATCAGCGAAGATATGGTTTTCATTGAAAATCGGGATTTGCACGCCTGGAATATATTTCCCTTGCTTGTACGGCGTCGTGTCGACTACGTATGGGAGCAGGCCTGTATCGATGCCACAGTAATTCAACAACACAGTAGCCTTGGCTGGCGCACCATAACCGCCAACGGTTCGCCCGTCGCGTTTAGCATCGATCAACAAGTCCAACAGGTCACACTTGATCCGCACGATCTCTTTTTGGAACGACATGTACGTGCGCGCATGATCGAACCCAAAATACGTTTCTTCCAACAATAGGTCCGAGACAGACTGATCACTAGAACGCAGGTCGTTCCAATGGGAAATGAAAACCCGAAGAGAACCGCCGAGATTTGGCAGCTTTTCCACACTGAGCACTCGCAAATCGTGCTGCTGCAAGATATCGAGGATAGTATGTAACCAGAAATACGAATAATGCTCGTGGTAGATCGTATCAAACTGCAGATCTTTGATTAAATTGAGCAGATGGGGGCACTCGATCGTCGCGGTACCGCCGCGCTTCAACAAAATGCGAATACCTTCAACAAAATCATGGACGTTTGGCACATGGGCAAACACATTGTTGGCCACAATAAGATCGGCAGCTTTGCCTCGTTGCACCATGCTTGTTGCAATCGCGGCGCCGAAAAAAGCTACCTCCGTAGGAATGCCTTTCGCTTGCGCGGCCGCGGCGACATTGGCAGACGGCTCAACCCCATGCGCCGCAAGGCCCAGCTCCTGGAAATACTGCAGCAGATACCCATCGTTGCTGGCGATCTCGACCACCAGCGGGTTCTCCGTGAACGCCAACATTTCAGACATGCGATTGGCGTAGCGCTCGCATTGCGCCAGAAATCCCTTGGAATTAGATGAAAAATATGCGTAGTGTTCATTGAAAAGCTCTTCGCGTCGAACAACCGCCGGTACCTGCACCAGCCAGCATTTCTCACAGACATACGCGCGCAAGGGATAGATCATTTCACCCTGTTCGAGCGATGCGTCAATAAGAAGAGCATTGGATGGCGGTTGACGTCCTAGGTCGGCAAAGGTCACAGATAACGGGGCAGAGCAATTTCGGCAAAAATGCATGGGGGCCTCCTGCAGCCCCCATTGCATAGCACTCGGTCAGTGCCCTGTCAAGCCGGCGCCGTAAACCCCGGCACATAAATCGTCGGAAAGCCATTCTTAAATGGGCCAGACCCGGTTGCTCCTGCAATGACTTCAGGAAACTCATTCCTCGGCGCCTTACCAGAAGCTTGGGCATACTGTTTCCAGTGATTGGCGAAATGCGGCACTGTCGAGACGTTAACCGTCTTGCATCGCGTAACGCGGTCAACCGCGGTATTTGCGATAATCCGAATTGTCGGAAGCGCGGCCATTAGCCACCGCCAGGAGTACCGGGCGATACCTGAATGCCTGCAGTAGCGCCCAAGACTGGGTTCCACCATACCGCGCCCGGGATCTGCGGATCCACAGTTGGCGGGAAGAAGATTGAGTTCTGGATAATACCCATTGGACCGGGCGGCCCGCCAAGCGATGGAATAGCAGCAAGCGCATATCCAGATTGTCCTGTCTGGCCGGTATAACCAGAATAACCAAAATTAGCGCCCCCAGTGCCCGGGCCGTACATGTAGCCATATGGGCCCGTAATACCCGTGCCAGCGCCTACCGGCATCCAATTGTATTGGAGAACACCGGTTGGACCAGTCGGACCAGTCGGACCTGTTGCGGCCGTCGCTCCAGTCGCGCCAGTAGCGGCTTGCGGACCTGTCGGACCGGTAATACCCGTTCCGCTCGTTGGACCAGTTGCGCCGGGAATGCCGGTCGGTCCTGTCGGGCCCGTTACCCAAAGAGGTCCCTGCGGACCCGCTACGCCCGTATTACCTGTGGGACCGGTCAAACCTGTCGGACCGCTCGGGCCAGGCAAACCGATTACACCCGTGTAACCGATCGGGCCAGTCGGACCAGTAATGGAATAACCGCCGGGAGGACCAGCAGGACCTTGCCATACAGACCATCCCGTGAAACCAGTCGTACCTGTGATGCCAGTGGCATAATGAAACAGCACGCCGCCGGTCGGACCAGTTGGACCGGTCGTACCTGTACCTGCTATAGCGGGGCCAGTTGGGCCAAGAGGACCAGCAGGGCCAGTCGCCTGGTTGGCATTGAGAATAGCTGAAATCTCCGCGATGACGATCGACAGCTGATTGTCGTCAATCGTATCTAGTGGCCCAAGCGTGTAGTTGAGCGCGTTGATCAAGCCGGGTTGTTCTGGGCCAGTTGCCATGTCTTACCCCGATGAAACCGTAAGCACGCCGCTATTGCTCCACATCTGTCCTTTGACGTGTGGATCAGATGTCGGCGGCGTGAACGAATAAAAACTTCTGCCCGTCGGACCTGTCGGTCCAGTCGCGCCAGTCGGCCCCTGTGGACCCTGCGGACCCGCAATCGAGCGCGCGGCACCAGTAGGGCCAGTCGGTCCTGGAATACCAGTAGGACCAGTTTTGCCCACTGGAACCGGCCCTGCAGGACCTACTCCGGTAGGCCCTGTCGGCCCCGTGTATGCCGTAGCCCCAGGCAGCGTCAACGGGCTGATACCTGTGAGGCCAGTTGGACCTTGAGGACCAGTCAACCCGGCCGGTGACGTACCAATAATGCCCACGGTACCAGTGGGACCAGTGACACCTGTCGCACCCATAGGCGCCCAAACCGTCAGCAAGCCAGCGTTCGGATTACTCGCCGGGCCCGTAGGACCGGTTGTGGTATTTGTGGGGCCAGTAGGTCCTGTAAGATTAGCTAGGCCCGTCGGACCCGTCGGTCCGGTAAAACCGACAGCCGCGCCAGAATTCACATAGTCGACCAACCCCTTCAACAGGGGGCTAATCTGATTTGCATCAGCGTTCTTAATGACTGGAAGCGGGCCATCAGGAAACGGATTTGCCATCTTATGTCCCCGGTCCCTTCGACACGATCAGCGTACCCAACGTGCCGGCCGAACCTGTTGCAGCGCCAGAAAATGGTTGGAACCAAACCTGTCCCGTAACACCTGGACTTGAGGTCGGTGCGATGAACAAGTCGCCGCCCGTATATCCAGAATAGGGCACGTTCGGCGAAACAAGCGGCGGCAATTCAAGTCCTGTCGGGCCGGTCGGACCAGTCGGACCAACAAATCCAATGAAGCCAGTTGGGCCCGTAGGACCGGTCGCGCCGGCGGGACCAGTTGGACCCGATGTACCGGCCGCAGGGCCGGTCTGTCCTGTAGAGGCACCAGTGGGGCCTGTGGCGCCGCTAGGACCGGTGGCGCCCGTCCAATTATAGAAGGGTGCTCCTGTCGGACCAGCGATGCCAGGCGGTCCCTGTTGGCCCGTGATGCCTGTTGCGCCCGTGGCACCTTGCGGACCTGTTGGACCTTGGAAACCTAATGGACCAGGCGGCGCGGCACCTTGAATTTGTGGGCCAGCAGGGCCGGTATAACTGAACCCTGCAGGACCGGTCGGGCCGGTCGTTGCTCCCGTCGGACCTGTAGGGCCGACAGACGCGCCCGTTACGCCCGTAGCGAGCGCAGCTACAACCTGTGAAAGGATAAGGCCGCGCTGACTGTGGTCATAGTTGAAGGAAGAGGTAATTGTCATCAAGAAACCCTTGCAAGGTCATTTGAACTCTAATCGCCATCCGTTTTTAATTCCTTAACCCAAAAGGCGCGGGGGAGGCTGTTCAAAATGGCTGGCGGCAAAATGGATTGCCGCGGGGCGTATTCTACTCGTTTTTTCAGGAAATGCAAGCCCGGGGTGCCGATCGACTGATCGAAGAGCTCCGCGCCAGGGATCTGTTCAATAGCGTCAAAAGTATAATCAAATGCCGGCAGTTCAAGTTTTTCGTGAATTTCGGTCATTAGCTTGTCCGGAAACCGAGCCAGATCGTCATAGTTAATGATCACGAGCCGGTCCCGGTGCGGCCCATAATAGGCTTCCTGCACAGCCTGCCACGCATATCCGACAAGGCCTAACGGGTCCATTAGCTGCTTGACGCGCCGAAAAATGGTCGTATTGGGTTCGAGCCCGATGATCGTGCTCAAAGTCAGCGGATGGGCTTGCAAAAGGCGCTCGATGCTATCGACAACCGCAATCGGATCCCGCACACAGCACAGAACCCATGCATCGGGGAACATGCTTCTCACCAACGCCATGTTCGCACACCATCTTCGGTTCGCGTCGAACACGATGTCCGCTTCAATGTCCGCATAGTAGGCGGCGAATACAGCCCGCAAACTCCGCACGCGCTGCTCGTCCGAAATGAACCAATGCGCTTCGTTGACGCCGCTCATAGCCCGATGAAGATCGGTCACGCATTGGCCGACTGGGGATTGAATGTTCGCATAAATGTGAGGATTTTGCCTTAGAATAGCAGCAAGCAGAGTGCTACCACTCCTAGGCAAACCACTAATAAAGTGAACTCGCATGGGGTCCAATACGGGTCAGCGTCCAGATACATTAACCCACTCCAGCGCTAATCGGCTTCGCACCGGCCCCTGGAGTGTTGCCGGCGGTATTGGCCACCGTAGGCCCTAAACCGCCCGCTGTCAAGGGCCCAGGCTGGTTACCTTGTGATGCCGCTGCTCGCGCTGCCATCGGGCCACCCGGTCGCGGAGGACCGGGCAGGGGCGGCCCGCCGGGGCCTGCAGGGGCGCCGCCAGGCGCTCCCATACCCGGTGAGGCGGCCGGCGTCCCAATATGCGTCGGCATGCCCTCAGGCATTCCGGCACGAGTAGCAAGGATACCAGCAGTGAGTTCGGTAGCGATCCGCTGTACGCCCATCTTGACACCGCTCTGCACGCCCTGCTCAACATGCTGTTGGAGCGCTTGTTGCTGCGGATTGGCCTGTTGCGCTTTCGCCTGCGCGTCCATCTGGTCCAAAACTTCATCGGGCGGAACGATTTGTTCGCCAGATAATCCCAAATTAGAACTCGTAGCACGTAGCACAACGCCACGACCTTTAATACCCATAATATGCATGTCAGTAGGATTATTAGTAGCTTGTAACCACTCGATTTGGCGTTGACGCATCGTCTCTTTTTGGATGGCAACCTGAACACCTTGGACACTGATCTTCTCCTCGCCGGTAAGCAGACCCGTCGTGTCGGTCAGCATGATCAGGTCAGCAAGCTGGAGAAGAGCCGGCTCCATAATTTCACGATCGATGTTCGCGGAAACTGTCTGCAAGATCTTCGAAGCATTGCCCATCAACATAGCTAGGCCAGAAGCTGTCCGTCCCGCTCCACCAGCACCCGCCTGGCCACCAACGTATTTCGGGATAGCCGAAATGTCGTCCGCCATGGAGATAAACTGTTGGTACGCCGCCACTAGCGCTTGTGTATTGCTCGTAGGCATGAAGAAATCCACCGGCGGCCGCGCGTTGTTCCCCACCGGATCGTTCCGGGTGTGCCATCGTTTCCATGGATAGAGGTCCTCTCCGGTTTCGTCGGGACTCAGGCGATCGTCGTTAACTACGACTTGAGGTCCTGAACTAATGCTCAGGTTATTAACCAAACCCCGAACCGTGGCGTTCGATACAACTTGTAGATCTTCAAGGATGTCTGTAAGGCCGTTTCCAACCGGCGTGCCCGGCACCTTTTCAAAACTCGTGATGTAGTAAGGAGAACGTTGCCGAGGACTGGGGGAAAGCTGACATTTAATAACGTGCGGTCCAATGCACCAGGCCTGGACATGATAATCACGCAGTTCGTCTGGCACAGCCAGACCATAATCCTGAAGCATTCGGCCCTGAATGTTACCATTGAAGGCCATCATTGAAATCAGGCGCGATCGGTTCCACGCGGGGTTTTCCTTGTTTTCCAGAACAGCTCGTTCGGCATCAGTAGTATCCCAATTGTCATACAGACCGCCACGTCCATATTCATCAAGAACAGCCCGTAGCTCTTGTTGATTATATCCTGGCAGATCGAGAAGATCATTGAGTTCGGCTCGAGTGAGTTTGAGTTTTTCGATGATGTCTGCATTGGCTATATCCGATACACCTGGAGTCCACCAGATGTCAAACGGCGATACGCGCCGCCACATCAACTTGGGTTTTTGCTGGACCGTAGGCTGCCCACCCCCAGGCGGCCAGACGACTTCCGGCATGATCTTGACTTCGGGTCCACAGACCACACCGAACGGAAATATGGGCAAATCGACCAGAAACTCAGCGAAAGCTTGATAGAAATTGCCTTCACGTAAGATATCCTCGATCTTGTCGTCTGAGTCGCGGGCCTGTTGCACGGCCTTCTTTTTGGCGGCGTCAAGCGCGCTCTCAAGTAAGGACGTGCGACGTTGCTGTTCGTCCGTCGGATCCGGCGGTTTACCCTGCTGCCGGGTAATCATCTGCCGTTCAAGCTGCAGCAGCTGATCTATGTTTTGCTGGATTTCATCCGGGATTTTGGGGGCAGACGGAGGCTTAACGGCCCAAGGTCGAGTATCCCCGAGGTAGATGTCCCGAAGCAACGACGAAGCCGCGCGACACTTTTGGGCGATAACACGAGCGTAAACTTCACTTCCACCGAACCGTCGGATTTCTCGCAGCTGGTTTGCGTCATACTGTCCATTGAAGGTCCTCAGGCAGACCAGCAGGCGCTCCGACCAGCCGGCCGATGTGTTGCGGTGATTACGAAAAATTTCCCACTGGCCCTTAATATAGGCGGCTAATTGCTGGGGATCTTGCGCCGGCGGCTGTTGGGCCTGGACCTGCATTTTGGCGCGGTCGGCCTCTTGCTGTTGGAGAACGTCCTCCGGGATGACCTGCAAGACGCCTGATTGGCCCAAAGCCATATCACTCATTGTGGACAAAACCTAGGAAAAGCCTTTGTTCCGTGTCAGAATAACCGGCATCCCTTTGCATTTCGTTAACGAATTGGCCACTTGACACCGCTATAATGGCGGGTTAGGAGAACCCCATGTCCGAAGACGACACCGGTTTAGCAACTCTCGCCATTGCAAAGCCAAACTTGACAGAAGACACTATGGTCAAACTGGCCAATGAGCTCGCCAAGGCACAGCGCGAGCCCGAAGATGTGCTAGAATCATTCAGTCTATCCGTCTCCCAGTTTACCACACATATCGAAAACAACCCTTTTTTCCAACAGGTCTATGCGGCCGCGGTGCAGGACTGGAACAGCGCCACATCGGCTGCTAAACGAATAAAGATCAAATCGGCAGCTTCTCTCGAGAGTAGCCTGACCACCTTGCATCAGCGCCTCAATGACCCGCAGTCGGCGTTACCGGCGGTAGTTGACACGGCCAAGCTACTCGCTACACTGGCCGGCGTCGGTGATACGAAGCAGGCCCCCGCGGGCAGCGGAGAACGGTTCTCAATCAACATCAATATCGGTTCGAAAAAGATCGAGAGCGCGGTCGAACCGACGATAGATCTTACTCCTCAACCGGCCTTGGAGAAACCTAATGACTAGCCCCCGCGTAGCGTTTTTCGACATTGAAACGGCTCCGTCTCTTGGCTACTTTTGGGGCAAACTCTATGAAACGGATATCATCGACATCAAAGAGGCATGGTACATGCTATCCTACGCCTGGAAATGGCAGGGGGAGAAACACGTTCATTGTAATGCGCTATGTGATTATCCGGAATACGATGCCAACTTAGACAACGACTTTTTCCTCGTCAAGGATCTCCGCAATCTGTTCGACGAAGCGGACGTCCTGATCGCGCATAATGGTGACCGATTTGATATCCGCAAGGCGCAGGCGCGCATGATCCGCTACAAGATGCAGCCGCCGTCGCGCTACCAGACGATCGATACGCTCAAGGCAGCCCGCAAACATTTCCAATTCGATAGCAGCCGGCTGGACGCTCTCGGCCAGTATCTCGGTTTAGGTAGGAAACTACCTACAACGGGGTTTAACCTGTGGAAACGCACCATGGCCGGCGACCGCAAGGCCTGGGCTACGATGAAGCACTATAATAGGCATGACGTCGAACTGCTGGAAAAAGTATACGAAGAATTACGGCCATGGATGACAACGCACCCCAACCTAGAGCTCTTCCATCGGCCGCATGTTGGTGTGGTTTGTCCAAATTGTCAGAGCACGCATACGAAGCGGCGCGGCACTTGGTACAACAAAACGCGCAAGTATGTACAACATAGCTGCCGCGACTGTGGTCACTGGTTCAAGGGAGAGTTAATCAAAACTTAAGACCAACCCTTCACTTTCGGAGGCATGGGTGGCTTCACATTCACAGCGCCAGACGGCACCGTCCTCGCCAAGTTCATGGCCTCGAACGCCTATGGACGCATCATTGCAGGACCCGTTGGTTCTGGAAAAACTACTGCAAGCATTATGGAACTACTTCGGCGTGCCATTGAACAAGAGCCCGCGGACGACGGCATCCGATATACTCGCTTCGCAGTTGTACGCCAGACTCTTAAACAGCTTAAAGACACGGTACTCAAGGAATGCGAGAGCTGGCTCTCGAGCGATGGCGGCCCTGGCATCTGGAAAGTCTCGGAAGGCACGTTCCACGTAAAATTCAACGATGTGGTGTCAGAATGGATCTTCATTCCCCTCGAGGATGCACAGGACCAGGCCCGCTTACTTTCGATGCAGCTGACAGCCGCGTGGTTATCAGAATGTATCGAGATGAATTTGGACGTGGTGGGGCCGATCTCCGGACGGCTGGGCAGATATCCTTCAGGACGACGTGGGGCTCCGACGTGGCACGGGATGATAGCCGACACGAATATGCCAACGGAATTGACACCGTGGCACAAATTTATGGAAGACTTGCCACCCAACTGGCAGAAATTCATTCAACCATCTGGACTCTCGCCAAACGCGGAGAATTTGAACTGGCTACTGCAGACAGCGGAAACCAGGAAGCTACCGATCGATCATCCGCGCCGGCTCGAGCAGGGACGGACGTACTATGACAACTTTGTCAAAATGTACGGTGAAGACCATCCATGGGTCAACCGGTATGTTAAGGCCCAGTACGGCGACGACCCATCGGGAATGGCAGTTTTCAAAGCGTCTTTTCGGCCGAGTTTTCACATTGTACCTGAGACGCAACTCGTACCCGGTTACCCGCTCCTCATTGGTCAGGATTTCGGTCGAAATCCCTGGTCAATTATCTGCCAACCAGATCATATGGGCAGGCTCGTTGTACATGAGGAAGTTCCCGCGACAAATATCGGACTAGAAAAGCATGTCCTCCAAAATCTCAAGCCGCGCCTCCTCTCCAATCGGTACATCCAGTTTAAAGTGGCTGTCGTGGGCGATCCGGCCGGAATTACGAAAGACTCGCATTCAGAGGAAACATCTTTCGAGCTCATTAAGCGCCTTGGCCTCCCAGCTTTCCCAGCCCCAACGAACGAGATCGATGCAAGGCTACGATCTGTGGAGGCTTTGCTTGGTCGTCAAACAAACGGTGGACCAACGCTTCTTATCAACGGAGAACGGTGCCCTATGTTATGTCGCGCTATGTCGGGAGGCTACCGCTTTGCAAAGGCGAAGCAGGGCGGGCTCAAGCCGAAGCCGGAAAAGCTCGACGAAGAGGGTTACTCGCACGTAGCTGATTGCCTGCAGTATGTCGCCCTGGTTGTTCATGGCAACATGATCAACTACATATTCCAACGGATCTATGAGAAGAAGCGGCCGGCAGCGCAACCGCCATCGTCATTGGGATGGACGTAAATCATCATGTGATAAATCAGGATCGCGTTTCTTCTGTTGCGCGCGCAATTGATGAACCCGGGCAGTGTAATAAGCAATTTTACGTTCACGTCTAGTGTGCAACCAATTTTGCACCGTGTGGCTTTCCCAAATCTGAATTGAATACCATGTAAACGCGACAACTGCCGCAACGGCCGGGAGCCAGCCCATAAACGTCCCAACGATGGCGCCAAGGGAAACGATATTGCCGGCCCAAGCTAACGGATTGAAATTATCCATTCCCATTTCTCGAACTGACATAATTGGCGCCCATAGCCAAATACGAGCCCGCCCCCCTACCTCCAGCCCCGTCTCGTTTTCGGGGGCCAGCTCAACCGCACAACGATGGCATAAATAGGTTAATTAGTGCTTGGTGTCCTCGTCCTCCGGACATTGCATGAAGAGGGTCACATCATGGGCCAAGGAATGGCGATGTGTTTCCGCAAAACTGGTGATTTTTGTCAGGGCTTCCAGCAGCATTTCAGCTGACAAAGTGCCCTTCGTGAAAGAGGCATTAATGCCGGTGGTGCTCTCGAGCCGTCCCAACATTTCGCACAGCTGCACGGCTGTCTTGGCGGTCTTGAAAAATGCCTCGCGTGTTACCCGGCGATCGTAGGCATCGAGAAGAACAAGGAGCGCGGCAGTGCGGAGATCAGGGCCGCTCTCGGCCGACGGAGGAACGGCTAACATGCCGACTAGAAGCTCTTCGTTAAGCAGGGTGCTCGACATATGCTTTGATCCTGTCTTCGCCAACCTGCGCCATATTCCCTAACATAGAATTACAACGATAGCAAATCCAGCCGCGAAAGCGACCGGTATCATGGTCGTGATCGGCGTGTAAGGATTTACTCTTAGGCAACTTACCACATAATTCGCAACGTTTATCGTCGGGATACGGATGAATGGTCAAAGGATCTATAGGCGCATGGCCGCGTTTCAAGGCCCGGGAATAAGAACAACTAAGAACGTAACGTATTTTACCAACCACAGACAAACGACGAGCCCGGGTTTCATTAGCGGCGCAAACAATACATGAACCATTCGCGGTATTTCGTTTTGCAATATGCCCGCGCTTACAAGATTCTCCTGTAAAAAACCGCGTTTGTCCTAATCGTTTTGCTGTGGCTTTGGCTTCACTGATTTTCATGTAAATCAGTTTGCGCCACCGCTCTAATTTTGTCAAGGGCTATATCGCGATCAGCTTTTTCCATGTAGTAGCCATGGCCCCACAACGTCTTAATCGTCTCATGCCCGGTAACCCAATATGGTCGTAACCTCTTGCGAAGATTACAAATTACGACGTCAACCATTTTCGGGTCCGTACACTCAGGGTTGTCGGGTTGATTTCTACGTATCGCACGTTGTGACTCAATAACGTGATGCAACGTGTCTTTGTCCGCTTCCTCTCTCTTCAAGAGCACGAGCATGAAACTGGCTTGAAGTTTAGTCACTGCAAACGCTCGCATGCAGGCTGTCAATAGATGGTCGTCTTGCTCCTTGGCCAGCTGCGACGGCAAGTGATCCGCACGGCGCGCGGTCGGCGGCCAGTCGTCCCGCGGCATTTCAGTGACCTTGCCGCAGTCAATAGCAGCTTGGATCGTCTCACGGATGACATCTGACGGTGCGTCGAGGCCGCGGGCAAGAACTGCTACCGGTATACCCTCGTTGGCAAAACGGGCGATCGAAGCGGCAATATCAAAGGGTTGATGCTCACTCATAATGACCAGAATATTACCGGGAGGTTAACAAATAGTAAAGAGGTTAAGGAGCCCGGGGAACAACACCCCCATTAGGCGATTTGAGGCAATCTCACGCCCTGCCGCTCGACCCGGGCCCATATCCATTACCTCACAAGTTGGTTAAGAAAAGTTTTGCTGCACCGTGAAATTCATCGATTTGGGATAAATCGTAAGCGTGTTCGTGCATGCAGTGGGATTGGCACCGCCCGACATCGCAGTTGTAGTACGGAGCGGCTTGACCGCAAACGATCGCCCTTTGGAACTGACTTGTGACACAGCACCCAGCGTAGCGTTCGGGTTAACTTTGAAATTATTCGCCCGGCGCCAGCTTCTTACCGTGAAATTCCAGCTACAGAAGCCGGGAGGCGGCGGCGACGGCGCTATGGCCCATTGGAACGTGTCGACGTAGCCTGGCTCGGTCGTGCCCATGTCGATCATGTTTTGAATCTCTTGCTGCGCTTCGGCCTGGGTAGATGGCCCCGGAGAAAAGTCGATGCCCCATACCGCCTTGTATTGCGTGTAAAATGAGCCGTCGCCAAAAAACATGTCGCACAATCCATAGCCGCCACCTTGTGCGCCATAATTTGACACTTGCGCCGGCGACGTTGGGTCAACGCTCGGCGGCAAAAATCCCGATTGATCCAAAAAGGATTGAGTGCCAATATTTCCGGTAGCGATAATACGTGGACCTGGGAAACTTTGTCCCACTCCGGTTAGATACAAATACCAAATATACTGCGGCGGCGTTGGTGGCAGGCCAGTTCCATGTGCCAATGTGTCAATGAGGATCTGAAACGATGTCGGATTGTTCAGTGCTGTGGCAATATTGTCGATCTCGAGAAACAAAATGCCGCCGGCTTGGTTTTCAGCGGATGGCAGAAACAGTGGGACCGGTTGTTCCCAGGCATAGAATCGGTTCATCATGTCAGCGCTGAACGGGCTCGTGATTTTTGGCGCAGTGGATGGCGGGATCTTCCAGGCCTGGAATGAAGCCAGGGAACCAGGCGTACCGATCCCCACGATCGATCCACCACCGATCGGATTAGGCGCGAAAAAATTGAAGGGCTCACCGTTATACGAATAGTTCCCCGGCGGGCATGGACCACCATGAGCTTCAATAGTGATGATGCGCGGCTTACCGGGAAAGCTGATCCCTTTAATCGAAGATGGGAACCCAAAGAAATATGGTTTGGTCATTCATCGAGGACCACTTCATTGGGCCAGTCGCGAAAGGCGTCGTCGGCTTCATCGTCTTCACGGCCAAATTGATACCAAATAACCTTGCGACGGGTCTGGTCATACGCCACAATCAAACAGGCTGAAGGATCGATCAATCCCCGACGAATATCCTGCCGGGCCTTCCATAGGACCTCGTCCACCGAATGAAAATCAACCGGTACGAAAGTGGCGCGACCTTCTCGTGGCGGCGGCGGTACGTGTTTGCGTGGAAACGCAATAACTTCGTGTCCGGTAGCCGGCGGTTTATCTACTCTGGTTCGGTTACCAAAAAGCCACCCCATGCATCACCTGTTGGGCGGGGCCGGTCGTGCCGCTTCGAGCTGCTCAAACCGGCCGGCCCCCCGTTTTGCGAGGGAGTCCTCGCGCTACCCACTCCAACCTGCTACGAGCCAGAGTGGTGACCAATCATTATGGTACTCAAAACTTAACTGTATGTCAACTCTTCTCGCCTGGCGCTGGCGGCTGTTGGCAATCGATCGTCACTTGGGTGTCGGGGCCAAAATTATCTTGGGCCGATTTAATGAGATTGACTGTCGCATGGGCAAACTCTTCAGTCGGTTTCCAAGCGATGCAAGCCTCTTTGGTGTCGAATTCGCCGGCTGGACGATAAGCAAATTGCGCGTATTTGCGCCCATGAGCGTCGGAGACTGTTGCCGTGATGTAGAACTTGGTCACGTCGACCGGCGGATATTTACTGCCCTCTTGCGGGTACGCGAATGCCGTCCAAAAAGCTACCACAGCCAGCACCAGCATTCCAATGGTATACGTCTTCATTGGTCGTCCTCCTGGTAAAACGGTTTCATCGGCATGTCAGCGCGGTGATCCATCAGGGTGCCGAGTGAGAGCGACGATGACCCACATGGCCGTCTCGCGCACGCGGCGCAGGATATAGGTCTTGTCCGGACCATCGTCCAGTGCCTGGTCGAGGACATTGGCATAGTGCTTTGTTTCCTCGCGCAAAGCGTTCATCACTTCGATTTGTCCTTCGCGCGGCTTCAGGTAGTCAAACGTGGAAGGGTGCAAACTCATTACAGATCCCCCTTGATCTCGTCGATCAGTTTCTCGATGACGTTTAGAACTTGGTGGGCATCGCCGATACCTGTGGCAATTGGCGATACCATGTTGATTGTAGCCGGGGACGCAGGAGATGGAGGCGGTGGTGAGGACCCATGGACCTTCGTCAAGATATCTTGTAGCGATCCGCGGATATTTTGCAATCGAGAGACGACAGCATCGATACGAACACGAAGATTTTGCTGGGTAGATGTGGGGCCTTGAGCATTCTCTGACATGGGGATCTCCTATAGGGATACCGTTATACCGCCTTACTGTGTTTGTCAAGTGCTCGAATACGGATGCCGCGGCGCCGGCGCTGCTGTCCAGTTTCGCGATTGGCGCGTTCGACGCGCTGCAGAATATAAAACCGACTGGGGCGCGGGCCGGGCTTATACTGTTTACCTGTTTTGCGCTCTACAATTTGATGGGTGTACCGATGAACCAAACCACAATCGCAGCACGCGATATAGAGCACCTTGCCGACTGAATAGATATCGCCATTCGTTGATTGGACATAAGAGGAGCGCATGGTTTTACCGTTACACCTATGTTCGAGAGAAGTCAAGCGCCGGCTACTCGATTTTTACATCGTGGTTTAGCCGGCGCCCGGTTCCTGACCTGTACCTAGGACTCGGCCCCTGAACCTCGATCGCTGCTTACCGAAGCGCTTGCTAGCCGTGACAGGAAGCTATACCTTCTCGCGAGGATCGTCAAGTCGCAATCGCGCAATTGCAGTGGCGTCGGCTGGCGTCATCAGGCGCCAGCCCTGTTTACCATCCGACCAGGCCGCGGCCCACACCCATGCCGGCATGTCCGGATCGCGCCAGTCGAGCCGATCGTCGGGCCGGAACCGCTCGCGCCGACGTCGGGCCCAGGGCGCGGTCATGGCGCGCACTATTTGTTAACATCTTCCCGCACGATGCAGGAGCCACCGCCCGTGTTAATAATCGTGCCGGTCGGGTAACCAAGTTGGCCGGCTCCCCGGATCATGGTTACCGCGGCAGGATTGATCCAGCAGGCATGTCCGTCGATCGCGTGGAACATGATTAACGTGAGTAGGAGGATCAAGGTCATGCAGGTGCCGGAATAGGTGATACGCCAAATGAGGCGATCGTTTTTCCAGCATCATTCATTAAGTAAGCGTTTCCTTCAAGTATGAACTCTTCACAATCATAATTATCAAAATGGACAAGGACAGTCGCGGCATCTTTTTTCCGTGCGAACCGCACACTCTTAACATCGCCATGGGCAGTGAATATTTTTCGGCTGTCCTCGTCCGGCGCGTTTTCGGGACCCATCAATTTGAGGTACATGGTCGTTCTCCTTCTTGTATGAATAGTTTCACCGTCATACCTTAAGCAAAGGTTAATGAGTGATTTTTTAGGCTCGGTCTGGACGACTGCCCCTTTATCTTATAGACAGGGGCCGGCCTGTCCAGCATGGGTGGGGGGTCAAACCCTCAAACCGTGGCACCCATACCAGCGTCACATTGCCGCAGTATTTATTCACGGTTTAAATATGGCAAGACTATGACCTAGATCAATGATCGGTAATGATCCAAAAACGGCGCACATTAGATTGTGCGGCGCGCGCAATAGGTTACATGGTTAAACCTTGATAAATATGATTGGATCATTAAAAATGCGAATGATATTCATAGGTTACACCGTGAAACCGGCCTAATGATCCAATGATCCGACGATTTTGACAGAGAGAGGTCCTTTTGAACACTAGGGTCGTGTATAATGTATAATTTGTGACAGTTATATGACAGGTATCACGGTATGACGCAATCGCGTGTATAATCGTGTATATTATAATGTATTGATATCATTATAGAATATGCTAATATACACTCATACCCAATATACATATATATTTTCTTTAGAAAGATAGATATATATAAGTACTGGATCATTAGGATCAATTAACAAATTGTAACCGTTCAACCGTTGCGCCGGCGCTAGACATGCCGACGAAATCATGCTAAGGAAACGCCATGCCACGCCAACACCGTTTCATTCTCTATCGGCATTTCGACGCGGACGACAACTTGCTTTATGTCGGCAAATCCTGCCGCTTGCGCGATCGTATAGGCGAACACGCAAGCCAGGCGCACTGGTTTGACGATATCAAGTGGATACAACTCGAGCATTTCCCTGATAAGCAATCGCTTCATATCGCCGAGCTAATGGCAATCGGCACGGAAAAGCCATGTTATAATATCCAATGTAATGATGATCGCTCGCAATCGCCTTTTGGCCCGGCGCCCACGACCATAATGGCACGGAAACGCCGCAAGCGGCAAGTGCTTGCCCTTTACACCGGAGAGCCCGTTAAACTCGGCCGGCCACGCAAAGACGAACCTGATCTAGACGCGCAAATTGCCGCGGTCTTAGCGAATTGTAAATCATAATCAAGTTTTTCACTTGACGCATAAACCTATGGCGCCCATTGTTCTAGGCGCAAGGCGCAATACCGCGCCGCATAGGAGTGTTACAAATGGCACACGAACTCTCTACCGTTTCCACTGGAAGCGGCGCGGCTATCGTCTGCATTGGCGACGCTTGGCACGGGCTTCAAAACCCGTTCACGGGCAACGTTGACAAAGACCTGGCACAAGCCGGGCTTAATTTCGACGTCGTAAAGCTTCGGCTATTCGCCGAAAAACCCGGTACCGATACAATCGACGGTATGATGTATGTCCCGGGACGTTGGTCCAATGCCAGATCAGACACGTTTGCCAGTCTTGGCATATCGGCCGACGGCTACAAGGTGCACCAGCCTTCGGACCTGCACAAGATGGTTACAGGCTATTTCGCCGATCAGGACGGCTGGCAGTTATCATCTATGGGCAGTCTCAAAGGCGGCCGCGAAATATGGTTCGCCGCGCGGTATAAAGACCATATCGTCGGCGGAATGAACCATCACCGCTATGCGCTGTTGTCGACGTCATTCGACACAACACAAGCCTCAAGGTTACAGCCGACCGACGTCAACGTGGTCTGCAATAACACCTTGCGCGCGGCGTGGTCCGGCGCCGATTGCGTGGTCAAGTGGAACCATAGCAAGACTTGGGACGCAAAGGCAGTCGCCGGCGAGTTGTCCCGCGTCCTCGCGGGTTCCGAGCGTTACAAGGTGATAGGTGACGCATTGGCGACTGTCGCGGTAACGGATGAATTCAATAAGACGTTTTTCAAAACGCTTGTTGGCATTGATCCGAAGGAAACGGATAAAGACAAAATCGCCACGCGAACCATGAACAACTATGCGGCTTTGTGGGCCGCATATAAAACATCAATGGTTGAACGTAACGGCGATCAATCGGCGTTCACGGCGCTTAATGCCGTGACACGGTATGTCGACCACACAAAGACCGTGCAAGGCGGTGACCGTATGTCCTCTGCTACATTCGGTGCCGGTGACCGTTTCAAGGGACAAGCGCTTTCCTTGCTCATGCCGCTGATCCAGGACAAGGTCGCGGCGTAATGGCGAAACACGGCGCTAAGGCGCGCCGTGTCTACTGGTCGAACCAGTACTGAAGAGCCATAGGAGTTTATGCAATGCGTACGAAACCCCGCACAATCGCAATGGACGATATCCCCTTTGCGCCGTTGCTCGCCGATACGGTCCCGCCGGTTGAGCCGCCCGGGGCGCCCTTGCCAGTGAAGCGGCCACAGTCTTGCCGTGTCGTGGCATGGCGCCACGATGGTGGATTAGACAATACCACGTTCGGCACGATCGAAAGCGCCACCGCGTTCGCCAAGGCCTTACACTGGGCGATTTATTGGAAGTACGCTATCCAGTGCCAGCGCGATATGGTCACGCGCGCACTGATCGAAGCGCCACAAGGCTAAGGTTGCAGTTTAGTGCGGGGCTCACAAACCCCGCACTAGCCGGCAATCCCGCCGATAGGAGCAATGACAATGTTTACCGTAACAATGGGCGCAAGTTTGCCGAGTAAGCTTGATCCCGCAAGTCGCATGAAACATGTTTGTTCATGTGGCGCAACATTCGCTTGGCGCGGTCCTCTTGTCGCGCATATCATGGGCAACGATGCAAGCCATCGCATCAATACGCATGTCAACCGCAGCGTGCTAGAAACGCTGTATGGCAAGCGTTGGAATTGGAGCAAGTGACATGACACGCCTCGGCAGATTATCAACGTGGCTGGCACGGCATAGGCGCCTAGCGTATGTGCTAGCGCGTGTCGGCTTGCTTGTGCCTATCGCAGTCTTAGTGGAGTAGAAACCATGACGCGAATATCTGAGAACGATCGCGCTTTTAGGCTTGTAGCCACGGCGCGCGCCGTGCTAGCATCCCCTGAGAATGTAACGTGCTTGCCTTGGGTCGAGATTGCCAAGGCTGCATTGCTGGAACACGCGAAGGAACAAACCCATGTTGCAGCTAATAGTCAAGGGTAACGCTAGTGAGGCGCGTGCAGCGTGTGCCTACAATGGTATCACGGTATCATCCTTGCACGAACATGATCGCTTTAACGAAACGTTCGTTAGCGTGGATGACAAATTTGAGCATGACGCGCAAACGTGGTTTGTCGCGGCATGTCGGGACGATGACCGCAAACCGTATCCCGTGGGGACGCTGCTATGGTATGGTGACGTTGGTCCGGATAATAGGCGCCACGGTCGCCATGGGCACTATGGCATGGTCGATCGCAATTGTGATCAGTGCATAGAAAACGGAACATAAGCGCGTATCAAAGGGAGTAAGTGATATGATACAAATTTTACATCGCGATACACAAGCGATTTTATGGGAAGATAAATCGCGCACCGATCTTTCGGACGCCAATCTTTCGCGCGCCTATCTTTCGGACGCCAATCTTTCGGGCGCCAATCTTTCGGGCGCCAATCTTTCGCGCGCCAATCTTTCGCGCGCCAATCTTTCGGGCGTCGATCTTTCGGACGCCAATCTTTCGCGCGCCTATCTTTCGGGCGTCGATCTTTCGGACGCCAATCTTTCGCGCGCCTATCTTTCGGACGCCAATCTTTCGCGCGCCAATCTTTCGCGCGCCAATCTTTCGCG